AGGGCTTGCCGTTCCTGCCGGCCGTTCATACCCAGCCCTTGTTGGTGTAGGCGGCACGGCGCAGCCCCTCACCGAGCGTTTCGGCCTGTTGAGTGTTCAGTTCAAAATCCAGGCTCACCGGCAACGCATCCGTGGAAATCGTCAGATGGACGTGACCGGCGGCGCAGATCACCACTTGCATCCGACTCGGCGGCACCGGGACAGTGATTTCCTGCGGAAGATCAGCGCCGTTCGGCTCCCACGGCATCATGGCTGCCGTCCAGGAATGATCAGCTTTCCGGCATTCGGCGGGGTGGCGATCACCGGAACTCCACCACCTTGGGCATGTCGGCGGATTTGACTCGCCAACTTCAAGGCCCGGTCACGGACGAGGATCACCGGTATGCCCATCGGAAGCGCCGAGTTGGCAAACGTCAGGATCATCGCCGGTTCGTCGCCCACATTGGCGTCAGTGATCGACCACACGGTCAGGAGCGGTTCCAGTGGAAGCGGCGGAATCCCGGTGTCGTCGTTGTCGATCTGGTCGAGGAACTTGGCAGCTTGCGCCTGAGCCTCGGCCAAATCCTGATTTGGATTGGCAAGCAGGTTTTCGGTCATGCACCAGTGTACCAGGCAGTTGGCACGACGGCAACCGAACTCGGCCCGAGTGTAGTTAGTGCTGATGATTTTGGAAAGTCATCATACTGTAACAGTGTAGATAGTGTAGAGCCAATATATAACTTTTCTAGGAAAAATATATATAGAGAGTTAGGTGTGGGATCTACACCATCTACACTAAAAAGAAAATACCACTTTACTACTTTCATCAGCACTAACTACACTTGTCCAGGTCAGAGACTTAAAATGCCGCCGCTCCCAAACGGGAACGACGGCATTTTCCAGTGCTGACGAAAAAGTATCTACACTGCTACCACCCGAACCGGTGCCGTTTTCGTCGGTCTTTGCCGGTGTACGGCGGCACGCATGTCTCCAACTCGGTGAAAAGGTCGGCCGCAGAGGGAGGTGTGCCGGCGGTCATCATCCGCAGAAACCACCGTTCCAAAATCTCCTGGCCTCGTTTCTCGTCAAACATCCCTTCTCCTCCCGGTCATCAATGAGGAACCAACTAGATTCCGAGGCACATCAAATGTACTGGCGATCTGCATCCTCCTCAAAATATTCGGTGTTGGCGCGGATTCGTGACGTCACTGTCTGCTCAACGTACGCACCGCGGCCGGTCCACCCTTTCCAGTGATATGCCACGATGAAGTCTCCAAGTGTGTATTGGTCGAAAATCAGCCAGCCGGAAGTGTTGCGCGCTGCTTCGTACCGTCCTTCCCGTGTCGACATCATTGGCATGTCGTCGGGGTTGAGTCGGTCGAACACTGGAACGGTGTCCGCTTGCAGGAAATAGAACGTGCCTGTATCTGACAACATGATTTCCTCACCATCCCTCGGACCACCATGCAATCTTGCCCGTGTCATCTTTCGCCTCCCTTCGTTTTGATCGTTTGAGTCACTTCCGACGCAAGGCCGCTCGGAAATGCTGCCAGCGGGTCAAGGGCGGGCGCTGGTGAGCGATTATCGTCACTTCACCAGGCCCCAAGTTCAAAACCGAGTACACCGTGCCCGGTGACGTCTGTCGTGGCAACTGAACCACTGTGTTTTCATCGGCCACGACTTTGAAGATCGTCCGTGGTGGATCGACCCATTCGGCACGTTCCGCTGCGAAGTCACCGGGCATCGGCACCCGCCAACAGTCGCCGGGCGTTGTGGTTGTGCGAGAACCGCGGCAGATCGAACCGGGACGTGCCACTCCGAGCGGTATGTGCCGTGGACACGTTGCCGTTGGGCGTGAACAGTTCCGTACATCCTGGCACGGCGCATTCCCAGCCGGCGAGATTGTAACGGACGTGCCATTCAAGCGGAGGCCAACTGGTGATCTGTACCGGCTGCCACAGTGGCGACAACTGGTGATGGTGGCGTGTGTCTCTCGGCGTCACGTTGCTGCCGAATGCCTTGTTCATGGCGCGTATCGCGCGGCGTGTCTCTGTGCGCTTCCTCAACGGAACCACCTGCTTTCGACTAACTCAAACGGCATCCAATCGCCGTCAATGATTCGGGCACCCCGTTCCTTGTACGGGTAGTGAAACGCAATGGCTTTGATCTTCTCGCCACTGTCCAGCGTTACCTCCGTTTCGATTGTCTGGTATCCGGCACGAACTTCCATGTCGGTGGTGCGTTGGACTTGGAAGTTGTCAACGTCCACCGTCAACACATCGCCGTGGATCACCGAACCGTCCATGATGGAAAAGTCCGCAACCGGGTAAGACGGATTCAAGTCTGTGCTACCAGCATGATGGAACAGATGTCCATGCGCCATTGCGTGCTCGGCTGGCTCAAGGTACGCACTCAGCAGACTGCGCTTCAACGAACCGCCTGGCCGCAATGTGCCATAGGCAAAGAGTTTCACCATTCGTAGCCACTCTGCCTTGTCTCCATGTCGATCCGTACAAGCCGACGACTGATCCGCTTGGCATCGTTCCAGAGCAACAGTCCGATCCAGAGCGGTGATGTCACAAGCAGAAACAGGATGGCGGAAATGGACTTCCGCAACTGCGGCTCCTGCCCGAATCCTCTTACGGCATGTGGCTGTGTCATGTTCCCTCCTCGATTGGCGCGAGATCAAGTGTCTCCCGCATTTGGTTGCGTGTTGCCAATGACGGCAGTGTAACACGGACCTGTCCGTCCGGTACATCTCGTAACGACTGCTCCACAGCGTCCCAATGACCTGCTGCCACATAGTCATCCACCATGTACTGCGGCGGAACGAATGATCCGCCTCGTCGTGGCAATGATTCCTCGGCATCCTCCTCATACGCTGTCCGCAAGTACATGCACGTTCGGCAGTCGCAGTCCAACAGATTGCGTGGCGGATCGAACCAGTGCATACATTCCTGATTCTGACAGCCCTGCGTGTCACTGCAAATCCAATCCGGTTGTGGCGCTTGTATACCACGCCGGCGGATTCGATCCCGCTCGGTGGCACGCATCTCCCGCTCCCGCATTGATTCCTGCCGCTGCTGGCGGCGTCGGGCTTCCGCAACACGGCGCGCTTGAATACGACGCACGTACGAGACTGAGCATCCAATCTCCTCGGCAATCGCTGCAACCGGTGCATCCAGTGGCTCATCCCAAATCTGCGCACGGAATGTATGGTAGCCAGGACGGCGGCGTGGGTGGTCACGGTCAAGACCAAGTGCCTTCCACGCTTTCGTGGCGAGTGTGCGTGAACAACCGACTTCGGCGGCGACTTGCGTTGGCGTCTTATTCGGGTCCAATGACAAGGCAATCATTGCTTGGCGCATCAGGGTCGGCATTTTCCTCCTCTCGGATGATTGTGTGAACGATGGAATCACCGTTTTGGTATGCGTATGTCACGGACACCAAACCGGGGTCACGAATGAAAGCGGACAGAATGGGTGCTGCCGGATGTGGCGTGATGGTGTGCGTTACACCGTAACGGGACTCCACTTCAACTTTCATTTCTCCACCCCATGAATAACGACCCGTCCAAAATGCGGGCTTGTGTTTCGTACTGTGACCTCCGCGCCACAGTTCGGACAGTTGCACTTCTCGGCATCGCCTGCTATCAGACGGTTACTTCCGTTGCACCGCTTCATTACAGATTGTCCTCTCTCTCCGAAATGCTGGTGACGCCGGCAAGACTGCTGATGGCATCGGCGTGTTTTCCGTCGAGCACCACAGGCAAGGCAAGCTGGTTCAAGTACAACTCATATCCGCGCACTGCCGGCTGGAACGGATGACGCACTGTCACCCGTTGCATCTGAGCGCCACGACTCAACAGAGCACGCAACACCGCTGCCTCCTCCCGGTCACTCATGACAGCAACGCCATTGCTGCTTCCAGCTTGGCTGTGCCTACGCCTAGCAGTTCAGCGACGGCAGTGAGTCTGTCTGTGCTTGAAAGCACTTTGGGAGCGGTAGGCAGCGTTTGGGACGCTTCCGGAACACGAATCAGAGCATGGGCGATGCCCCACCGCTCAATGTCTGCTCGCCTGTACTGTCGGACGACTCTCGTGCCCATGTGAATGATCAGAGCGGGCGCTGGAAACGTCACGTCCGTTGTGGCACGGCTGTACGCAACTGGATAGCTGCGCCCGATCATCTTGGCGACCTCTCGCAAGCCCACCAGATCGGTGGGCTTCAACTTCGTGGCGAGTACGTCTGCTCCGGTGAATCCGTAGGTGCTTCGCATGTTGCCGTTCCTTTCATTGATTGTTGCCAGTTCCGTGCCGCGCAATCGAAGTGCGGATATGCAACCTGCCACGGACCTCGTATCCCCCGGTGCCACGGGTTGCACGATACGAAATGGTGTTACAAGCGCAAGTCTAACAGTGTCACTTGCACTTGTCCAGTGAAACTTTTACGTGCGTGGCACGCCAATCAGTCCGGCGAGTGTGAGTGTGCATGATTCCCTCCGTGCATTGTGGGCAACTCATTTGACTGCACCCGATCCGGTGACAACATCCACGTTTGTCTCGACGTTGTGGAGCACTTGCATGTGGTCCGCGTAGTCCTCCTTCTCGTCAAACGTGATGCCACATCCTCCGCAGAAAAAGTACGTGCTGACCGGTCCGGACTTGGCTGAGTCCGACTTCCGCTGGCTGCGTGCGGCACCCTTGGCAGACTTACCGTAGTAAGTCTTCCCGAGAGACTTCACGTAGACGTTGGCGTGCTTCTCAGCCTGCGGCCCGGCTTCAACGTGTGCGCCTGCTCGGTGCGCCGCTTCCTCAACGAGCCAGCGGAACATTCCTCGGGCGTAATCTGCCTGAGCATCCATCTCGGGATGAAACTGCACAGCCAAGCAACGACCGTCCAGTGACTCGATTGCCTCGGGCGTGCCGTCACCCGCTCGGGAGGCGACTACGAACCCATCGGCAACGTCACGCACGCACTGATGGTGCAAGCTGATGACGTGCGCTGTGCTTGCGCCTACCGCCCCCAACATCGTGGGACCAGTGATAGTGACAGGGTGCTCGGTGCCGCTGTGACCGCCGATGTGCTGAGTCAGTGTTCCGCCCGCTTGCACGTTCATTATCTGGATGCCCCGGCAGATGCCGAACACGGGCCAGTTGCGACGCTTGGCGATTTCCAACACGACCCGCTCAACGAGGTCACGCGTCTCGGACACGCCATACACCTTTTTATGAGCGCGTCGCCCGTACAGTCGTGGGTCAACGTCGCCGCCCCCTGTGAGCAGTACGCCATTGATGACCGCATTGTCCAGCAACTCGCACACTTGGTCCGATGCGCTGGGCGAAACTTTGACGGCTATCCCGCCCGCTGCCGTGATTGCGGCAGAACTTCCCGACAGTGCCTCAAGTACGAGGATGCGGGGCTTGGCTGTAGCGGTGGTCATTTCATTTCTCCTGATTCTGTTTCGACTGTGATTAGGAACATGCCTGATGTTTCGAGACTGCGTAGGAATCCTTGCGACGTTTGCGGGTACATGGGCTGGGGCTTTAGCCCGCTCCAAGTCTTCGCCCGCAGTCGCATCTCCTCCCGGAACTCCTGTCGGGACTTGAAGCTAGTCCACTGCGCCCGGCGGATATTGTCTTCCAACTCCCGCCACGTTTCGCCTGTGGTGATCGTCCCATTGTGCCAGATGGCGGTTATTGTCATGCGAACACCTCCACATTGTTGCGGCTGTTGTCCTCCAACTCGACGGCCCGACTGTGCCAGTAGCTTGCAACTTCGCTGTCAAGCCCACCGTGCTCAACGAGAGTGTCAAGCATGTTGGTGAGTGACGATGACTCTCGGATCATGGACTCGGTGCCCTTGGCGAATGTGAGCATCGCCTGAGTCAACTTCGTCCAGTTAATGATCTTCTCAGCGTTGAGCGTGCCCTGATGCTGGCGGACTTCAATCGTGCCGTACCTGGGAAAGCTGCAAACGTTCAGAGTCATGTACCGACTGGTGTAACTGAACGCCCGGCGGGTTGTCTCACGATCGAGGGCGGAAAGTGTCTCGCACTGCTCAACGATTAAGCGGTCAAGCGGGTGGCAGAATCCATTGGAGTTGCGGCTGGGGCTGACAAGCGTGTTCAGCGCGTCTTGGCAGTTGTACCAGAACCGGAACATGCGACCGAACGCACGCACATCCAAGTCGGTGACTTCGTGGTGAACGTGAAGCCCGGTGGAGCGATTCACAGTTGCGCCGGCGGCTGCCATCGCACGCTGTACTTTGGGCATCAGTTCGGCTGCCTGCTCCATGCGAATCGGAGGAGAAACAAGCTCGCCGCCGCCGCGAACGCTGGCATCGGGGACAATCTTCCATGTGCGTGTCACACGGTGAGTGTAGCCAGTCGCACGGGCGTCGATTCCTTCAAGCTGCAACGCACGGGCAACGGCTGACATCGAGCCAATGAACTCCATCTCAAAACCGAAACGGCGGCTGCGGGGCGAAGTGGTGCGGCGGCTGCTTGTACGTCCAGCGGCGGCACGGCGGCGGCATCCCCGGCAGGTGAGCATAAGTTGCCCAGCTTGCGTGCCGGAAACACGGCGGTAGAAGTGAACATCGGTGGCGGGCAGGGATTCGTGGCAGCGGTTGCAAACTCGCATTCCCTGCTCGATCGTGCTTGGCATTTTCTCATCTCCTCTTGCTTGGCGGAACTGCTTGCAACAACAATCTGCACAACCGACCTCCTCCCCCACCGCGTGAGCGGTTGCGATGCCGGCCAGGCCTTTCGTTTGTGTTGCGCGATCAGCGGGTGACTTCGTCGAGGTCGACTGAGTGAGCGGCGACCCAGCTCCAAGTGGCGGTGTACGTTTGACCCCATGAGACCAGCGTGACTCCGAAGGCATTGAAGCCGGTGACCAGCACCTCGTGGCTGAGATTGGGGTCTGGCGCGCTGTCGTTGGAGGTGCTCCAGTTGGGCTGCTCGTGGTAGTAGAGCTCGTCTCCGAGGTAGACCGTGAGGAAAGCGCCTTGCGAGTGGAGGACGTCCTGCTCGACGTTCGCTTGGTTCGGTGTCTGCTGGAGGAACCCGGCGATGGTGAAGCCGTTGATGGGGTGTGTCTCCCAGTAATAGAGCACGTACTCAGGGTTGAGGCCGTAGACTGGCTCGTTCATGGCTTGCCACCACTGCTGGACGGTCGCTGCCGTGTTGGCGATGTTGCCAACCGCTGGGCTCCACTCGGTGGCGAGGTTGCCGACGGCTGCGAGAACACAGTCGCCCTCGCTGTTGTTGCCATACGTCTGCCAGAGGCCTGCGGGACTGACGACTGCGAGAGTGCGCCAAGGCGTCTGGATGCGGATGCCGCTGTTCGCGGCTCCTGCTGGGAGAGCGAAAGCAACGAGGGCGGCGAAAATGATTACTACCGTTCCGATGAGTGTTTTCAGTGAGTTGGTCATGTAGTCATCGTATAGGACCGTGGCACGTTGTGCGGGTTTTTCTCGCCGTTTGGCAAATAACGCTGTGAACTGCACTTTTGTCCCCAAAAGAGGAGCTACGCGAGCACAAAAGCGCAGGTAGCAACTTTCCCGCAACTTTCCCGCACCCGAAAATCGTGGGACCAGCTACGATCCGCATTACCGATCAAACGCTGACAGTTCTGCGTCTGTCTCGATTTCGACAGTGCCAAACAAGTAGTCCGAGTCCCGAGTTTCGTAGTTGGGGATCGAGTGAATGATGGCCCACCACTCATTGATGTCCAGCCCGTGTGAATCTTCCTCATGGCACTCCGGGCAGCATCCGTTTGATTGCGGAGCGCAATCGACGGCAGACGTGCCACAGAACTGGCAGTCGTGCTTGACTTTGCCAGCTTTCACCTGAGTTTCCAGATCGAACTCCGCACATTGCAGTGCGTCAGCAAACTGTGCGTACCGTTGTCCGCATCGAGAGCAGTTCCAGCGTCCGTCCTGTGCCATCCACGGCTGAGTCATCATTGGATTCCACTGCGTCCGTTGAAACTGCTCGACGGCATCAATCACGTTGCTTGTGCTCGTTCCCGTTGTCAGAGCCGGAAGCGTTTGGAATCCTTGTGCTGCCAACTGCGCCATGATGGTCGAAGCTGGCGGCACTGTTGGCGTTGTGTAGACCGTCGTGGACGTGAATCGCTTGGGCGGTATGTATTTGGGCTTGGGAAGTGGCGGAAGTCGCAACGACTTCATCAAATCCTTGGCAGACTGCTCGGGCGCTGCCGACTCTGCTTTACGGTTTGAGCGCCGCTTGGTCGTTCTGGTCACTGCTTCGTCCTTTCGCTTGTAATCCTTGACTGCACATGCCACGCCTTTGTCCCATGTGTCCCACTTATTGTTGCACACGGAACAGATGAACACTTTACCGCCACGCATAATCTTTTGCTTCGGATTGGTGACTCGGATGATCACGACGGATTCCCGACGTTCACGGTGTCGAGTACAACACTTGCGCCGGGCTGGGCTGCAATGCGCCCAATCACTTTCGCCCCAAACATGACAAATGAAACGTGAGATTCGGGAACGGGCATCCGAGCGGCCACGCCATTCTGCGGCCAGTATTCGACCCAGCTTCCGCCGTTGCTGATTGTCGTGCCCGGAAAGTGCATAACGCCCACCAGTCGTCCGTTGACTTGCAACTTAAACATATTTCCAGTGTGCGTGAGCGTGAACACGTACCAGCTTTTCGCCGTTGGCGCTGTCACTGCCCTGTCAACGAGTGAAGTGTAAGCGGCTCCTAACTCGGTGGACTGAATCATTTTCGTGTTGTCGTTGCCAGCGTATGCAACGCCCGCGGCGCTGAATCGTGACCACACAACGGCAACGCTGCCGCCGTCAGTCGGATCAGTCTGCAATCCGAAATACTGCTCGACGCCACCAATATGCCCGTCAAACGCTTGGAAAAACGTCTGTGGTCCGGGCGTACTCGGAAATGACTCAACGACTGTAAGCGATTGAGTGTGGGCGCTAACTGAATAGTCAATGTACGCCTGGCCCCCGCCGGCTACTGCAACAGATGCGGGTGCCACGACTGCGACGGGTGGAGTGGCGGCAATCATATCGCACACACAGCTTGGAGCAACTCCCACGCGGCGTACTGATCTGCCATGCGCTGTGCTCGATCTTCAATCATGTTGCGGCAAGCGTAACGGGCGTAAACTTCCGTCAGCTTGGATTCGTTGCTGTCTCGGGTGCTTCGCATAGGCAACATCGTAATGGAGATTGCCACGGTGTCAATGGGTAAACGCTCGCCGCACCCAACCCGCACCCTTTCCGCAACCCATAACGCTCTGGTCTGCGCTTTTGACACGAAAAAGCCGCCCCGAAGGGCGGCTAGTAGAAATATCTACACGTTTTCGCTGGGAGGGTGACGAGTTGATACCGCCCCGCTCGGTCGAGTACGCCACAGAATCGACGCCCCGACTCCACCGAAAGCGAACGAGAGTGCCGCCGTCGAGTACGCACCGGACAGAATAGCCGGAAGTGCGACTGGCACGCACAGCCCGAGATTCGCCCACGCGTACGCGCGCACATGACCGGTGGCGTAGAACATCAGCACGCCGATGTCCGCCGACCAGCCGAGTACCGACACCCAAACCGGAATGTTCATCCGAAAGCTTCTCGCCACCGCTTTTCCGTTGGTGGTTCAATACCGTTAGCAGTTAACAACCCCTCCGCCTCAAGACGCAGCGAACGTTCACTCTCGAATGCATCCTTCCATCCGCCCATGACCTCCAATAGGAAGTCATACTCTCGCTTGCAACCCTTGTCGCCCTCATGATATCCGCCATAATGGAGATACCAGAGTTTGCGATAGCCAGTCTTGCGGCGGCGCTTCAACCACTTCATTCGTCCTCCGAACAATGAATCCACGATCTGCCCTCTGCATCATAGCCACAGGCGCCACTAGATCCACATGTATCAGGGTCAGCAGTTATAACAACATTCGCAAACACCCACTGCCGGGTGCGTCTCATGCTGGCACGTCCCAATCACGGCGAAACTCCGCAATGACGAGTGCGTTCCGAAGTTGATCCTCGGCGCTCATAGGCTTACTGGTTCGTGAAAAGTCGTTGGAGATAGTCCGGACGGACAAATCTCGTCGCCCAATGGCCCGTAGTAGCCGCCGGGTCCGCCACATATACCACCTTTGCAGTATTGGCATGTCTTCTCCTCATCTCTTGCCTGCACCTGCTGGGCGGCGTCACAAGCACTGCACCACCCTTTAATCAGATCGTACCGGCACTGCTCGCAACGTCGAGGAATGACGGTCTGCACCGGGTACGCCATTCCCCACATCGTCATTGAGACGGCGCTTCCCCTGGTTGCCATCCTATCACACTTCCACGTAGCCGCATGTTGTAACGCGCCCGTGTCAAATCAAACTCAGCCTCGCCAGCATCGATGGGCTTCCATGCGTCCATCACGCGCGTGACGATGTTGACAGCATCATCTACAGTCACGTAAACGTCATTCTGCCTGCCCCATTCGCACACAGCCAACACGGCTCGGGCGTGCCGTTCTTTATCCTGCTCGGCCAGTGCAGTCATTTGTCCCAATCGCGACTGACCACATCATCAGGCCGACGCAGGAAGTTGTCACGCGGGATGTTGAACGAACGTGCCGCTTCCAGAATGTCGATGGTTTTGGCATATCCGGCGATGTCAACGAGGTTGTCACGCCGGTGTCCGTGTGCTTCACGTGCCTGCTTCAAATCAATCAGCATGAGTCCGACCAGTCGAGGATCAATGTCGGGAATGCCCAGTAGTGCGCCCCACATGCGGCCCAGCGCCGTGAACTCGGTAAGCGGATGACCGTGCGCCTCACGCCGGTCGTTTTCAACGATGCGATCCGCCTCCTGCAAAATCGGTTCCTGTTCGATCATCCCCATGTCATCCTTTCCGAAAGACCAGAAGTGTTGAGTAGTTGCGCCGTGCGTGAACTTGCCGCCGTCCTGGCGGCTGCTCCCGATAGCCGGGAAACAGAAACGAGTCTACCAGCTTCGCACCATGTTCGCCAGCGTGGTTTGTGAACTCGATTGTCTGCCACCGGACTTGACCACTGCACACCTGATCCTGGCACTTCACCAGTAGGTAACCATGCACCTTTGTGACTCGCAAACACTCGGTGATGCCCTCACGGATCAGCTTGTGCTGGTCCTGCCACTTGGATTGGGTGTCCACGCCGTATGCCCAATCCATTCCGCCCTCGGTTGGCGTGCCGTTCAACTTATACGGTGGATCAAACGCCACGGTGTCGAAGGTGCAATCCGGCCACGGCAGTTGACGGAAGTCGGCGGCATCCCGCATGTGCGACCGATCCGGGTTGGCGTCGGAGTACGCCAGATTCTTTGGACGGTAATACGTCCACCAGCGCCCTAATCCGTACGTCGGGTCCAACACCAGCTTTGTGTCGTCATCCGCAGCAGGCAAGTAGCCGAGTTTCGCCACGTCCACTAACATTTCAGCGTTAGTGTTCCAGTTGCCGCGCGCCATCACCGTCATTGCATGTCCGCCTCTCCAATGAAACCTCGGTCCGGCATCCACCACTGCGCCCGACCGGGAACGTAGCGCGCTTCACACATGAAACACACAAGGAAATCGCTATGCCGACTCACGTAGCGCCAAAACAACCAGGTGTACGCAACCAGACTGACATGCCGACAGTTCGGGCAGCGTCCACGACTGATTTTCGTCTTTTCGGGCTGCTCGGTCACTGGTCGGTCAGTGTTTCGTGTGAGAGGTCATACACCGTTGGCAAGTCCGGAACCGTTTCGACAACTTCCGGAACGGGAATCATGCCGGAAATCGCCATCTTCAACTCCTCGGTGGCGGAAAACAGCACCAGAGCAACGTTTCGACCGACCGCATCCGATCCGAGTAGCGTCTTCATCCGGTTTTCCAAAAAGACAAGCGTTGCCATGAACGCACATGCCGTGTCACCTTCGCAGTCCTTTACCAGTTGCTTGAATGATTCCTGCACCTGATCAATCACGGCTGCCTCTTGTGGGCTGGTGGTCGCACGCTTCGCACGGAACCGCTCAATCTCCATGTATTGCAGCAACGCCAAGCGTGCCTCAACGTTGACCGCTGCCTGTGGCTTGATTTCCACACCAATCGGCTCTCCACTCGGGTCAACATCAATCAGAACCGTGGAAGACAGTTCAACGGTGTGATCAATGTCGGCCTCGTCCACCAGAGCGATGTATTGCGAACCGTTTTTCTGGTCAACCAACTGAAACATTTTTCTCCTCTCGGTGATGCGGACAACTGCAAATGAACGGCGGCTGCTCTATGCCTGTCGGTGTAGTTGGCCGGTCGATCTGCCCTGGACAGCGCATGTGAAACTCCTCTGGCACGGTGTCACTTGTCACGCGCCCTTCCCGCAGATTTCTCTCCACTTGGCACTGACCGGTCAGCACCGATGCGGATTTGGGAGGTCGGCCGCGCCGTTTCGGTTCGTCCGTCATGTGTCAATGATACCAGACTCGACGGCATCACGGTAGACCTGTGCGTAATCCACCGGTACATGCGCCGGCCACTGCCAAATCATTCCGAAGTTGGACCGTACTTGTGTAAACCGATGGTTGAGCATCGCCGTCTTGAACGCCGCTTTACTCAGATTGGGCCAGTCCGGCTCATGTCTGGCGCGTGCGTTGTACTGCTCACGCATCGGCCCGGACCGATAGTCAATGTTTTCCTCGACGCCATGACTTTGAGCCAGTTCTACGATGTCGGACAACTCATTCAGCCACGCACCGAACGTGTCATTCTCCTCCCTCCACTCCCGTGTTGCTGTCAGCGTTGCGCGTGATCGAAGCAAACCGTGCTGTGACCACTGCACCGCCTCTCGGACCATCATTGCCAACAATCCGGGAATCTCACGCTCCAACTTGTCACCGAGTGACAAGTCCATGTCGTCATGTGACACCGTGGCATCAAACGGGATCAGCCGTAGCCGATTCCACACCGCCTGGTCCTCGGCCGGTACATTCGGCTTGTGGTTCGTGGCAAGCCACAAGGTGTGCTGTGGTGTGAACTCCACGACGTTCTGGTACAACTGGCGTGCGATTATGTCTTCATCCGAGCACAGTTCCTTAACCTTGGCGGCGGACAGAGGCATACCTTCCTCGGATTCCATGCTGGAAACGAATCGAGCGCCTTTCAGTCGTGCGATTTCCGGCGATGCGCCGCTGCCACCCTTGGAAAACTTCTGTGACTCCAACGTGGCAACCGGCAGTGACTTGGCGTAGTTGCCGAGTGCCGTCCGTACCAGCTTGAGCAAAGTTGACTTGCCATTTGACCCGCCGCCATGTAGCACCAACATGATTCGCTCGGACGTGGTGCCAATCATGGTGTAGCCGAGCAAACGGCGCAGTTCCGCCAGCAGTTCCGGTCGGTTCACCGTCGCCCATGACATGAACGCGTCAATGGACGAACATTCCGCCTTCGGATTGTACGGAAATCCGGTAGATCGTGTCAGCAAATCCTCCTGCCGACTCTCGCGGCAGTTGCCGTTCCGCAAGTCCACCGTGCCATTCGTGAACACCATCAGCCACGGATCGGCGTCGAGTGCGGATGCCGACACCGGCACACCGGGCACGGCGCGGGCCAGCCGGATCATGGCGGTGATTGCACGGTCGGACCGGCTTTGCTTCGCCCACTTGTAAAGCGCGTCCGCCTGATCCGTGTCACCTGTGCTACGCATCATGTCCGCCTGGTCGTAAATCCGCAGCGTTGTGTCCTTCGCCAGTTCAATCGGTGCGGACTCATCTAGCACCCACTTGTTTCCGTCCCAAACGATCCATTGCTTCCACTCGACCACCCACCGCATGTTTTGCCCATGCAAATCCACAAGCCGGCGTGCGTTTCCAACGTCGGTGAAGTCATGCGCTTGTCGGTGCAGCAAGATTGGTTCTGGTTCATCCTCAACCAGTTCCCGTGCGGCCGGTCCAGCCGCCGCCAATAGGTCACTCAGTTCACCCAGCGTCCCGCCAGCGTCCAACCAGTCGGATATGTCGCCCTTATCGGGCACGGGTAGCTCCAACAGTCGCACGTCAGCGTTAGGGAGCAATGCAGCCGCACGACCAGCGAACCACCGACCGGCCGGATCATTGTCGGGCACAACTACAACCGTGGCGTACTGCCGCACGGCATCAGTCCAATCAGATTTCCAATCCTTGAGATTCGTGGCCGCAATGCCAAGACTCCATAATCGGTCGGCATCCTTTTCGCCTTCGACCAGAAACAGTGTGCCGTTACGACTCAATAGTTCTGGCAAACGATACGGCACTCGTCGCACGGTGCCGATGCTTCCGGGTATGAACGATTGCGTTTCCTCGTCCCATAACTGATGCGTAAAGTGTTTGCCACCTGCCGCATCGTAAAACCGAACGTTGGAGTACAAGGCCACACCGTTTTCGTCTGTGTAAACGTAGGCGGTTGGCTCAGGTGTTGGCGGAAACAGATCGGACATGGTAACGCCCGCCGCTTCCACAATGTCGGAGACTTCGCATCCGGCGTGGCAGTACAATAATGTCCGTCCGTCTGTACCGGTTCCCACGGAGAGTGAGGCTAGGTTGTCGTCGTGTGCGGGACATTTTGCCTGCCAGCCGGTTGCTGTACGCGTGACATCATCCAGGCCGATCAGGATTGCCGGATCGTCACTATCACGCGCCGGCGTACCTGCGCGCGTGTAGGATTCCGGTTCATAATCTTCCGAGTTTACAGATGGCACAAATGCGTCCTTTTGCTCAGTAAAACGTGGATTTTCGACGCTGGGCGGGGTCACCTGTGTAAGCTGAGCCTACGGGCAACCCCGCCCTTGTCGATCTAGCTGAGTCCCGGCGGAAGACCGGGAGCCGCTGGAGGAGATGCAATCGCCTCTGCCGGAAGCGTTGCAACGTCACCGGTCGTGATGGTCTGCACGTCCGGCGTGTTAGCAGCTACACCGAGTGCCGAAATGTTGTCCACCTCATTGCGGACACGGCCCTGGTACGGCTCACCCAGCTTGACTTTGATCCGTGCGACCCGACCAAGCAGAGCGGCGCACACATTGTCGGTGTCGTGACCTTCGGGAGTGGCAAAGTACGCGGCGTCCAGACCGAGTGCTGTCATCTTCCCAAAGAAAAAACTGACCGATCCGGGACTGTCCAGCTTCAACACCAGATTCGTCCACACCTTGCGGCCACGATACGCACCGCTGGAAATGGTGAAGCCGACGTTATACATGCCGTTGCCCGATGAGGCAACCTTATACGTGGCGCTTGTCACTTCGGCGTCATACTCGGCTGCCGGGACCGGTTCACCACCCTTGGCGGCGTCGCGTGCCAGTGCGGCATAGTCGATAGATGGCATAGGTCAGTTTTCCTCTCGGTTCAGTAACGTCAGCATTTGCTCAACGTCAGGTGATGCAATCGCTGGGCCGTACTCGACGGACAGCGTGTGTGTACGATCTTTTGCCTCGTACCCCTCTCGCGGACTGATGAGGAGTTGCCGTACTTCCTCGCCACCTTCGGTGACTTGAACGTACATATACCCTTCAACATCCACGTACCCCGGCAATGATACACCGAGCGCACCTTGCACGGCAGGACGCCGTTTTCCATTCTTTTCCACTGACAACGCCAAGACCAACACTGCGTCCAGCGGATTCGTGGGATGTGAAACGAGGTCACGGATTTGCCGGATCAAATGCTCCATCCGGATCAGTAACAGTCCCCAATCCCGTTCGGACGGCGTGTCAACGCCGCTGATTGCATCCTTGCACCGCTTCTGGATTTCCGTGAGTGAATCCAGCACAACCGACTTGAACTGATGGGAGCCGGCGTTCAGCCATTCGTACGCCTTCAACACGGTATTGAAGTCAAGCACGGATACTCGGCATGTGTCCCATGTTCCGTCATCTTGTGGTGGCGGTTCTGTGGTGGGATTCCACAGCACGACCCGTTGACGTTCAACGGTGCCGTCCGGTCGCATCCTTTTAGGCGACCGTGATCCTCCCTCGGCGTCAAGCACTAGGCGCGGCGACGGTGTGGTCTGCCCTAACCAGGACTTGCCCACTCCACCTTCACCATGCACCAACATGCAAATGTTTTCCATCATCCTCCATTTCTACCTAAGTCTACCTGACTCAGACTTCGCCGTCCAGTTCCCTCTCCTCGTAACGTGCGTACTGATCCTGCACGGCGTACAGCGTTTCAATCAGACTCTCACCACCGCCGACATCCGCACGGTCCACCAGCGGGCACACCGGGAAAAAGTCGCAGTCCCATGAGCAGTTCCGGTTTGGCGTGGGATACGCAACACCGTTCGGGTCTGCGCCGTTGTCCAACATCATCCGTGTTTGGATCATGTCACCAATCACACCACGCAGTCGGACTTCAAACGACTTCATTTCGGATTGACTGTGCTTGACCTCAAATCGTGCGTAGAACGGTGGCTTGGCGTTGCCGGTGCGCTTGACCTTGCGGATCATGTTGTAGATGGCACCGGACGGTGCATGGCCGGTTGTCTTCGCACAGAGCCAGTCGTACATCTTCATTTGCTCGTCCAGGTGTAGAGTGCGAGTCGGCGTGGTGAACTCCATCACTGTTTTGTGGTCAAGGAACATATCTTCCTCGTCACCAGCGCCAAGCCGGCGTACTCGCAGGTCGAGTTTCCCCATCACCGTAACCGGAGTGCCAAACACGTCCAGGTCATGCGTAACACTTTGCTCGGGTGCCACGACCGTCATGCCCTCGTCGGCACCGGACTCCTCCAACCAGTCGAAGTATCCCTCCAACATGGCACGGCTCAAATCGGATTCCTTGACCACTTCGGCGGCTCGGAGTTGGTCGTCGCCACACCGCTCAACGTCTTCGGCAATGAGGCGTTCGTGCAACGCCAGAGAGTTCGCACGTCGGGCCGTTTCAAATCCGACCACAGCCGGATTGTAATACTCGGCCACGCACGCGTGAACTCGTGTTCCTAGCGCGCGAGGGCCGGCCGTTTCCTCACGGCGTGGTGCCAGTGACCGGTAGTAGGCGAACCACCATTTCCTTTTACACCGCTTGAACGTCTGGATTTCCGAGTTGGAAACTTTCATGCGTGTACTATCCCTCCAATAACCATGCCTAGTAGCACGGATGCCAGAAACAGCCAGCAGTTGAAGCGCCTCATATCGTCAGGTCCGATGGGATTAGGATTTCCGTAACCCGAGAAGTCTGACGCCACTCCCGCATGTTTTCAAAGTACACGCGTTCCCCGATCACGATTTCCGGATCATTGTCATACGCGAACACTTCGCCGTCCGGTGTGACTGGTCCGAAGCCGATTCCGTCCGGTCCCCATCCATGTCCTTCCACCGGCTTACGAATCAGTGTCTTCGCTTCGGTGTCTATGAAGTGTTTGGTTCCGTGCTCGGTTGTCACCACTATCTGACTCATAACATCCTCCTCAATGCTTCACGGTCACGCACGATTTCCTCAAGCCGGTCAGACTTTGCGGCGACGGCGGCGTGTTGCGCCTCGTCCACGGTGTTCGGTGCAATCAAGTCAACGATCACGCACTTGTTGGAGTCCTGACCGACCCGGTGAATCCGATCCTCGGCTTGGCGGTTCTCGATCAATGACCAACTCCGGTTCATAAAGCACACGGTATCGGCTCGGGTCAACGTGATGGATTCCGAACCGGCTCCCATCGTACACAGGATGACCCGTACTTGTCCAGCCATGAACTGCTCCACCGCCATGTCACGTACCAATGTGGACTGTCCACCAACCACCTTGGAAAACGTGACGTTCTCCCGCTCCAAACGCTCGGCGGCAAGGTCAATCAGTTGCCGACTTTGTGCGAACACCACCAGTGGCGCATTGCCCATGTCTTCCAGCAACTCGATCAGTGCATCCACCTTGCTCGACGGCGCAACCATGCGGATGTTACCGTCCTCATTGATTTCCAAGCTGGCCGATGCAAGCTGGCTCAATCTGGTCAGCACGGACAGGTTGTCGAAAGCGGTGCCGAGTCCACCGTCCAAGTCGGCCACCATTTCGTCCTTGAACTGCTTGTATGCGCGCGCCTGCTTCGGTGGCATCTCCACCATGCGTGGCTCATACACCTTTTCTGGCAACCAGGGCAGTACCAGCGCCTTCGGACGCCGCAGCATACGTGGATTAGTCAGATCGTAGAACTCCTGCCGGTTCGTCGCCTTCAAGCCGACAACATCGACGCCGCCAAACGCGTTCCACGTTGTCTCACAGTACCGGTCAATGAACTTGGGTCGGCTCGGCCACTCGGCCGGATTGATGAAGTGGAGCAACGCCCAAAAATCGTCCGGAGTGTCCGCAATCGGTGTGCCAGTCAGAGGAAACGCAAAATCCGCTGTGTCCCGGATCGCCCACAGCGCCCTGGTCTGCTTCGCCTTGGGATTGATCGCCCGATGTGCCTCGTCGGCCACCACCGCCCGCCAGGGCCGGTTGAGTTCCTTCGGCGTGTTCTCACCAGGACCAAGCCGGGTTGAGCCGTAGGCGGCAATGCGACTGTGAATCCGCAACGCCTCCCAGTTGACCACGAACACATCCGATTCGGCCTCTAACTGCTGACGGCGTTTCGTGGCGCTTCCATCCACCACCGTCACTGCCCGATGTGGTGCCCATTTTGTAAACTCATGTGTCCATACCGCCTTGGCCGTCTTTGGAGCAACCACCAGTGCAGGATACATCTCTCCCACCTCAAGAGTGTGAATAATCTGAGCCGTCTTTCCGAGTCCAGGTTCATCACTGAGTAAGGCACTTTGTGAGCGAAAAAGAAACTCAACACCGGTCCGCTGATATGGATACAGACTAGGCATATCGTTTCTCCATGTGATAACGCGCGTGTTCGGCTTGAGAAGCACATTTTTCACAAATGGTGATTGATTTCACGCGTGGCATTGTTCAATCCTATCCAAAATGGCCGCAAACTCGGGTGATACGTCCTGATCGGGGTCCATAGCCGCTGTACGGGCCTGTAAGGTCGGCTCAACCCGTTCCGCGTAGACTCGCCACGCCCAATCTTTCAAGTCCTGTCCGATGGACAGGCGAGCGCCAAATGCGGCTGACAAGTGCCGAATACCTGTCCAAGTGACCGGCATGGACCATTGGTCGTCCCGAAAGCGGGCACCGGAGATGGAATGGATGGAATCACGGTCACGGTACGCCGTGTCAGACAGGACAATCCGCCCGTCCACCAACTCAGCTATTGGCATGTTCGTCCACCATTCGTCGGTACTCCCGCTCCTGCTTTTGCATGAACGCTTCAATCCGTTTCCGGAACCACCAACATCGTAGCCGGTCAAACATACTTATTCAACGCCTTACGCACCAACTCCCATGCTCCGCGATTGCGGAAGTGACCCTGAACCGTAATGTGCTCGGCGGTGCCGTCAGCTTGCCGAAGGAATCCTTCGTAATCCGAGCACTCGGCTAACCCGGACACGTTGGCAAGCGTCATTGAGCCAATGTTCCGCTTGTCCAGCGGACTCCCACCAGGCCAAACTTCAATCGTCACTACCAGCACGCGGCACCTCCATCAGCTTGTTTTTGCACAGGTACAACATCAGATGCCGGCAAGCATCATTGAAATGGTCCTGTCCGGGTTCCCTCCACTTTACCACGTCGAGGCGGTCATCGGTAGAGAATCTTTTGGCGTCCGCCGGTGATTGCAGTACGAAATCGGCGTGCTTTCGCAACGCTACGAAGTGCGCCACACCAATCATTTCCAGAGCGGTGGTCTGGCGACTTTTCCGCAATGTCTCGGCAGTGATGGTGTACCGTTCACACACTATGGCGTCAATGTCCATGTTGAACCATGCGTCCGCTAGTTCTGCCATGTAGTCAAAGTCACCTTGTCCGCCAATGTATGTGCCGTCCGGCCACCAGTAAACGTATCCAGTCGTGCCACCTGGGTCCAGTGCGATGATCACACTTTCACCGCCTTTTTGCGTGTGAACGTGAAAGTAATAAGTCACGCATATTTTTCACCCCATCTATCGAGAATATCCGATCCGGATGTTAACTCCACGGCCCAATCTCCACGGGCTTGAAACACTTTCACGGCTTCCGTGGCGAACTCTTCCGCATCTTCGGCCGGCACGTCAAACAACGCTTCGTCATGCACCGGGAGGATCAACCGATCAGCTAGGCCAGCACGGTCTAGGTCTACCAGTGTCTGCTTGAAAATGTCAGCCGCTGTGCCCTGGATCAGATAGTTGGTCAGTTTGTATGTCCAATCGGTGTAGTCCACCACTTCACGCCGTCCAAGAGGCGTGGTCACGTATGCAACACCCTCGCTGGCGTGCGCGTTGCGCGCGAGCATGTCCACCGACTGCTGGAGTCCTCGCACACCGGGAAACGTTGCGTCATAAGTGGCGATAAACGGTTGTGCCTGATCAACCGGAATACCAGCTGTCAGTGCGAACTTTTCCACACCGGACCCATACGCCTTGGCATAACTGGCGTTTTTCGTCAGTTGCCGGCGGAAGTCTGACTTCTCAATAGTCGGATCGCCGTATATCAGCCGTGCGGTGTTTGTGAAAAAGTCGCCGTCCTGCTTGAATGCGTTGAGCAGGCCAAGGTCACCGGAAAAGTGAGTGAGCAACCGCATTTCCATCTGGTCGAAGTCAACGGATACCAGCTTGTTTCCTTCACGCGGAATGAACGGATCGCGTAGCAGTTTGGTACGCGGAATCTGTTGCAACGCCGGTCGAGACACCGACATCCGACCGGTCGTGGCACCCAGCGGATTAACGTCACAGTGCAGCATGTCGCCGTCCGCATATTCGATGTAGTTGCCGAAGTAGGAGTTCGCCATCTTCCGGGCCTTGCGGACATCCAGCACCGCTTTTGCCAGCGGGTGAGTAATGCCAATCCCTTCCAGCACATCCTCATCCACCGACCACGCACCGCCAGCCGTTCGCTTTTGCAGGATGATGCCGTCATGCACCAGTTGGGACGCTACCTGTGCGTTTGAGCCGGGTCCGAACCCGTAAGAGTCAACACACCACTGAGTAATCGCATCCGCTGCCTGGATGAGTTCTGACTGCTTCTCAGCACAATAGGGTACGTCAATGCGCGCACCGCGCCGTTCCATCTCGTCCAGAATGATTTGACAAGCGATTTCCAGTTCATACACGTTGCGAAGGTCGCCGGTGATCTGGTGGTTGAAACGCTCGTACAGTCGAGCCGTCAGTACCGGGTCCAGCGCCGCATAAATCCAGTACGGTCCGAAGTCAACCGGCACGGTTGCCCACGACCACTTGTTGACCGTCATGCCTCGTTTAAGGTCGGTCTGTCCGTTCTCCGCACCGCCGTCCACGTACTGCGCCGCCAGTTCCTTCAAGCCGGTCCGCTTGTTCGGGTACAGAATGTGCGCCATTGAGCGTGTGTCCTGTAGCCGGTCGTGTGCAACGGTGCATCCGTTCGTTTCCAGGTACTTCAAATCAAACTTCATGTTGTGAAAAACGAGGTCGCCACTGTAACGGCGCAGGACATCCTTAACCAATCCACCCCAGCCGCCACGTTCAAACGGAATCGACCAGCCGGTGAAGCAGTCGCCAAACTGCACCATCCGCAACTCGTCCCGCCACCAATCGAAGCCGCCAGTTTCGGTGTCGCACGCCATGAACGGCCGACGTTCGGACAGCCAAGTCATAAAGGACTCCGCTTCCTCCCAAGTGTCCACCATGTTGAGTGACACGCCCTCCATCATATCGAGCACTCCGAAAACTGCGCGACGAAGCCGGGGTCCGAAGGCCCCGGCTGCACACCCTCCTCGGTGGTTTCAGTTGTCATTAAGCATGCGCTCCTGTCCAGACGGACTCCCAAAACTCGGATGGGTTGACTTGATAAACGTCATCCCATGAATGATACCACCCGGCGTACCGCAAGGATTCAGCGGCAACGGCGCTACAAATCCAGGTGTTCGGCAGCATCACGTTGAAAAACTTTGGCGACAGTAACGTGACAAGTATGCTGACGATGGTCACGAAACCATACCGCCGGCCGACTTGTGCCGTGGCAAACTCGATGACCTTAGCAGCATCGGCGGCTCTCGGCAACGGCAGAACGATGTAGTCGCCACCGGGTGCGATTGTGGACAGCTTGCCGGTGTTGGTGACGCCGTGGGCCTCGGCCTGGATCACATACCAGTCGTAATCCGGTCGCCCATCGACCACCGGACGGTCGATAATGGCGACGTGATTCCACTTGTCACCCTTGCGGAACCGAAGCCACTCGGCAAGGCGAATACCCTTACCTACCAGCCCCTTTGAGTGACAAAATACTAGGTCACCTGCTTGAATGGTCACGACAGCTCCCTGATTTCTCCGACCACGTTTGCGGCCGGGATAAACACGTATGCGCCAACGGTGTCAGATGCCTTGTCACGCGATAACACCAGCGTTACGCCGGCACGGTTATTGCGGACCAACATGCCAACACTGCGGATGAGGCGTGGCTTGTGCGGACTGCCTTCTACTTCCCAACCGGCATCACCACCGTGGGCATCCGTCCAGATGACTTCAACTGGCGTCCACTTTTTCAACCGCATTTGCTTCCCTTCAAAGATGGTGCGCCCACCGGCACAGACGACCCGTACCGGTGGACGACTTGGTGGCAGCTAGTCGCCGCCAGGATTTTCAGGTCTGCCTCCTTACGCCACAGGTGTGCCGTACTTCTGGCCGTACCAGTTGCGGATTGAGTTGGTGAAGAACACCAACGCAGTGAATCCGCCGCCGATGCCGGCAGCCTTGAGGGAGTTTAGATCACTCGCCCCAGCGACCGTCAATGCACCGGTGAAAGAACCAAGACCGGCGATAATGCCACCGAAGCCAGCAATGCCGAGTTCAACGGGCAGACTGACGGCGCTGACAACCACCGACTTGGGCTTCACGACCGAAGTTGGCACAGGAACCGCAACGGACGCAGCCGCAACAGGTGCGGTGGTCGGAAGTGGCTCGGATGAAACGGGAACGGCTGAAACGTCAGTCATAGGCGTGTCCTTTCGTTGTGAAGTGTTTGGGTAACAGTTTAGCTGGATTTTTCCAGTTCGTCCAGTGCGAGTCCGACCGAAATGATGGAGTACACCATTCGATCCAGGATCGTGTCAAACAGTGACTCATTCGCCGGGTCACGGCCGTTTATGGCGAGCGACTGTAACCGTGCCTGTTTCACAGCGATCAGGGCATCGCAGGCCGTCATTGCATCAAACCCCATCTGGTTACCAATGGCGTCGAAGTTAGAGCGCCAGGACGAATCCTGGGCATAGTCAGCGTTCTTCCGAGCGAACGTGTCACGCGCGAGAGACAGCGCCTCCGCAATCGGAGCAGGCAAGTTGCTTGCGACACCCTGGCTCGCCGCCGCCTCGGACAACTCGGTGAGAATGCCCTGGTCAGCACCGGGTCGTGCCACCACCAGCGTGGGAATCCCGAGTTCGGCGTACACCGCAGCCACGCCGGGGTGGTCCTCGATGGCAAGCCCAATGGTGAAGCCATCTTTCAACAGCTTCTCCGCTACTGAACGCTTGAAGTCAGGATTTTTCCTGGTGTCGCCTGACGGACGCATGAAAATGTTGTCAAACGGCACTCCGTGGTATTTCAACCAATGTTCAGTTTCAGCCATTGAATCCTGAGTCCGTCCAGTGACTATCACCACACGCCAGTCCTCCTCATGGAGACCTTTTACCGCGGAGATAACCGCATCAATCGGTGAATCGTCGCCACACGCCTTGGAATACGCCGACCAATCTCTCGGCTTTTTGTTGAGCAGGTGTGCTCGATGTGCGGTGTCGGCAAGCGTGCCGTCCAGGTCAACCAGAACTGTCGTCATATCCGTTCCTCCTCAGAAACTCATGTAATGAAACGCCTTCGTACCGCCTGCACAGATAATCGAGACTCACGAACATCGGATCGTAGCTGCCACCCCGGACTTCGTGCTTGACAATGATGCCGCGCCAATGTGCGTTGCCTTGCGGCCCTTTGTAATCCTCCTCATGGAGATAGCACGCACCGGCAACCAGACCGTGCTGCGACCGACCAGCGACGAACCGAACACCGTACATGAGCGTTTGCTGGTGACCCATAGTGAACGTGTGTCCGACATTTTTCAGTCTCGTTTCGATCATTCCGGCATACGGATTTCCGGACATCGGATTGTACCAGTAGTGGCTGTACCCAACACCGTCGAGGAAGACCGGTTGCAGGAACGGATACGTTTCCCATCCGCCGGTGTCCAGCATGTTAAGGTCGAGCAGACCGTCCATTTGAGCGTCGTTTTCAATGGCTCGGGAGATTCGGTTCTCATGGTTACCAAGCAGAAACACTCGATCCGGACGCCAGCGTTTGCGGTGCCGACTGTTCAGCACTTCAAACGGTTCATTCAGCATTCCAAATCCGTCGATGCCGGCGGCGATGTCATACGCCACCCTTCGACCCTCCATTTTCGTGCCACCCTTGCGGTCGTAGCTGGACAAACTTGGCATATCCCAATGGTCCCCGAGATGGATGATCTTCACGTTCGGCTTGTTTGCCCAACGGTCAACGATGTAGCGGCCGATCCAGGTGAGGTGATTCAGGGGCACGCCTGGCTTGACCTGCGTGTCTGGAATCACGATGTGGACTGCGCCGTTGCTCATGTTCCTCCTCATTAGTGTCCAATGATACCAGTGCCCCGCCGACTTGTCCAGTGGGCGGGGCGCTCGGTACTTCAACATCCACCCTATAAGGGGCGTTTCGTCACTTTTTCAGTAGATCAGCTATGGCAGTGATGCCTCCGGGTGTCGTTGGATCAAGCCGGTCAATCACATTGGCCTTCCACTGTTCCTCAACTTCGGCGGCAATATCCGCCTCAATCTCGTCAGTCGGGTGACACACTTCGGCCAGAATGTCGTGCATCAGTTGCTTGTGAGTCTCATGCCGACTAGCGGCACGGCGCTCCACCACATATTCGTTGTGTGCAACCAACAACACCACCATGACGAGTGACGCCACAAGATTCGGACCAACCCGGCTTGAGTCTAACGGCCAAAAATCCAGCTTCAAGCGATCCAGTCCGAGCGTAAGCACGAACAGACCAATGGCGGCGGCGAGAATCGTGGCACCCGCAGATAGTGACATTAGAAACCCTAGCAGGCGTTTCATCGCGCCAGAGCCGCATCCAACTTACCAACAATCACGCTGAATCCACCTTCCACGGTGTCTCGCAGTGCGTCCACCTTCGCCGCCTGCGTGACCAGCGCCTCTAACCGGTTTACATCATGCGTTAGATGGTTATTTTCAGAGCGTAGCAGTTTGATTTCCGCCGCTTGCTTCTCTTGTGTTGCTTGGAGTGCTTCAATGATCTGGCTTTGTGCCACACCGGCCTGCTCCTGCAACGCTGCCGTCCCTTGTCTGACTTTGGAGATGGTGTATAGGTAGATAAGGACAATGGCACCAATGATGGTGATTGCCGCCAACGCAAACGTAATGATCAGTGATCCGGACACTTCTGCGATCATTTCTGCACCGCCAACTTTTTCAGTAGTGGCACACATGCCGGTGGCAGAGTAAGCGTAGGTGACGATTGAATCAACACACAGGCCGCACCTAGTGTCTCAGTGAGCAGGACGTTATGACCATCCACGGTCCGCTGGATTGCCAGTGAAGTTTTGTGTCCGTTTACCTGGCCTTCGTGGTTCTGAACCAGCGCCCCGATGTTGGCCGCAAGCCCAGCGGCGAGCATGAGCACAGCGACCAACCCGAGCACAACTGCCAACCGTACAAGCCGGTGTAGCGCGATCGCCACTTCATCCTTGACGGTCTGTGCAATGCCAACAACGGCATGTGCATCCGTTACTACTTCCGAATCCATTTCATGCCGTCCTCGGGAAAGTGTACCCGGAGTACCAGGAACCGTCCGCAAGCGCCACGTTATGACGAACAATGATGGCGTACCCATACTGACCATTGATCTGGACCGACGTGATGCCGGTGATTTTGCCGACAGCCTGCCAGTCATCAACGTCCGGATGCGGGTTATTGAGTCCGCCGAGATATGGCGCACCGTACAGTGTTTCAACGTGCCCATCGGTCGGGTCAACGATCCAAGTGCCGTGTGTTACCGGGTCAACAGTCTCCATGTTTCCGTTCTCCGTTTCGGTCGCAGGCGCAGGCGCAGGCGTAGGTATTGGTTGAGGTGCGGGTTCGGGCGTCGGTGCAGGGGCAGGTGACGGCGTAGGGGCTGGAACGGGCGCGGGATGAGTGTCCCACAGTGGGATGGAATCACTGAGTTCGTCCAAGTCCCATTTGCCGCCGCCGCCCTGCCCGCACTGCACAGCGACACAGTTGGCGGGAATAACGGTTTCGCCAGGCTCGGCCACGAAATAGCCATTGAGCACCGGATTGCGGAACAGCGTGCTGGATGATCCGTATGGCAGCACGTAAAACCCGGCGTGGTTGAGTATGTAGCCGAACGTGGTGACATACGGCGCATCGACGGCGGTTTCCAGATCGAGCACCGTGGTTGATCCAGCAGGAGCGCCATGTGCGGACAGCCAGGTGAGAAACGCTTGGGCGTCGGTGACTGGCGAAAACGATGTGGGATTCGACCGGACCCATGTTGGCAGACGGAAGCGCGCCACAAGTGCGGCGATTTCCTCCGTCGTCCAAACGTGAGGAGTGTCCCCACCTGCGTAAATGAGCACGCCATCGGTCACCGGTGGATCGGCCGGCGGATATGCGGCGTCGTAAAAGGACTTCACTGTCCACCCTCCTGCTTGTACTGAGTTGCCAGGTCTTCTCCGACCGACTCCAACAGTTCGTCAATGTCATCCAACAGATCGTCCGTGTCCGCCTTTGCGGAATCAACCTCGGCCTGTCGCTCCTCAGACAGTCCCTTTACGGGCGCTGTCTGCGAAGTCGAACGGGACTGACCGGTCTGCTCCTTCTGCACTTGCTGAGGCATCGCCACTCCTAAGTTGGGGTCTTCTATTGTACCAGACGTGGAACGATTACTGCCAGTACGTGACGCGCCGAATGGTCAGCACGGCAGGCTCAAGCAGGTCCACGCCGGCCGTGATAGGAAGCGAGTTTTCAAGGATGGTGTACTGCGGAGCAGTCATTACAGCGGTGTCCGTTCCCTGAATCACACCGTCATATACAAACGTAACTCCGGTCACCGTCCACAGACCTCCGATGATGTGCTCACCGGCTGTCAGCTTCGACCCCGAACCCTGAGACTGGCCGGTGCCGTAGTGGATGTGGTAAGCCAAGTCGCCGGACAGACCCTCACCAAAGTCAATCTCCCCATCTTCGGGCCAGACCTGTCCGTCAAACCAAATGGCGGGCCAGTTCGCAACCTGCCCGTTCGCCGCTGCCGGGAAGGTCGCCTGGCATTCAAAGTACACCGGCTTGGTCGCCGTCGGGGCGATTTGGAATCCAGTGTGTCCGGCTATTCCATCTCCGGGGTTGGATGACACCAGCGCACCTGTCCCGCCAGCGGCGAGTGCAAGTGTCAGCCCACTATCGGTGACGGACACATTGGATGCGAGCAGTGTGGTGGCATTCTGCTTTTGCTTGTTGCCGAACCACGTCGGTGTCCAAATGCTTGTGTCCAAGTGACCGGTGAATCCGTCATTGAACTCCACATTGGTTGGGACTTCAAGGACTTGACCGGCCACAAGGTAAGGGACCAGCGGCGTCACAACAGGCGGCGGCGTGACTACAACAGGAGGAGGAGTCACGACAACAGGAGGCGGCGTCACGACAACCGGCGGCGGTGTAACCGGATCGACCACCAGCGTGTCGATGAAATCGTCCTGCGTTTTTATTGCTGCGTCCAGCGTGGCCTGTGCCGATTCCAAGCTGGCAACGTCTGCAATGGCAAGACCGGCGGCAGCGGCATCCACCGCTACTTGGTTGGTTTGAAGCTGCGCCAAATCGGCGGCAGTGAAGTTGTTTCCGGTGGTCATGGAACTCTCCTCTAGATTGGCTGTACTTCGAGAAACGTCTCTGAAAAGAATGTGTTGTTGCTGCTACTGCTGCTAGCAGCTTCAAATATCAGAGAAAACGTGTGCGATCCTTCAGCTAGTGGAGAACCACCAGTGACGTCTAAGATTGTGAACACAGAACATACACTTCCGCCTAACTGCACCGAAGCTGATTGATTTATGTTTAGACCCGTTGCGCCATAAAACGTGGCACCACTATCAATCTGCAAAAGAACAAAGGCAGAGATACTGCCACTACTGTTTGGCAAAGCAATCTGCGATGACAACGTGATCTTTGCGTTACCACTGGCACCGATGTTACATGTTACAGATGGCGCATCAGTAAGAGCAGAAGGACCGAAGCCAGTAAGTGTCAATGCTGAAGCTTTGTATGATGACACTGCTGGGAGTAGCTCTTGTTTATTACCAGAAACGTCCTGCATGAGGATGCCGTAATCGCCATTCTGCAAAAGTCCAAGTTGCAGACGCAGAATCCCGTTTTTGTCCACCATCACGTACTGTTGCTGAGTCTGCAACGCCTGAATCTGTTGCTGCATCAGGTTGATTTGCTGTATCAGATAATCGCTGGACGGAATGTTTACCGGAGGCATTACAGAGGTGCCTGTGCGACTGGTGCGCCGCCGGTAAGCGGCATGTTGAATGTGAGTTTCATTGTCGGCGCTCCCTGATCCGGCACGGTGTAGTCAACGGCAACAACGCGCATCGTGGTGTCGAACGACGCCGGGAACCGGTCATCCGCCGCCATGATTATTCTGATGTTGTCACCCATGATGAACTGTCCAATACTAGGCTGCACGCCGGCTGGACTAAACATCGGCAAGGTTAAGCCCGGTGTGGTTATAGGCCACTCCAACTGCCCCAAGTCTCCGAGCGCGCACGCTTCAAGTTCTGCCTGTGTGTTGACCTGTGTGTAACCCTGCGTTCCCTCCATCAGAGGGTAGCCGTCAACTAGAGGGGTCGAGTCGTTCGCTTGAATCGGAGTACCGACAGCCGAACCACCACCCGTAAGACCAGCGGATGCGCCAGCACCAGATGCCGTAGCAAAAATGTTGTTGAGCGATGACGTAGCATCCTCATCCCATTCATAGTCCGTGTCCTGTCCAATGTCGATGACATTTCCAGTAACGCTCACGTCGCGCCCGCGCGTAGGCCAGCTAAACGTAAGCTGCATTTCTGGCGTCGATCCGGACAGACCAGACCAAGCAACATCAATGCCGAAGTCATACCCGACACCATAACCGGTGCTAGACAACGTGGTGATGATCTGCGAGATGGTTTGCCGCTGACTAAGCGGATAGGACGCAATGCTCCAATCACCGGAAGGAATGTTGGTCGCAACCAAAATCTTGAGTGACGAAAGAGCCGTACCGAGCTGCGCCGTCACCAGACTCGGGTTGAACGCCGCTACACCATACGAGCCGGCATTGGTCCATACGTTGCCCACTTGCGTGAGTGCGTCAGCCACAATGGCAGCCGAGGCGAACTGAACGTCCATTGGTGACGCTCCACCACCCCACCAACTGTAGCCGGGGTATGTGCTGCCAAGGATGCCGGCGGTGTAGTCCTTCGCCTGCAAACGATAGTTGAAGTATGACCAAACTTCCTGCCCACTGATGGTCATAAGACCGGTACTAGATGTGTAGCGGCGAGTCCAGACAATGCCGCACCACTCAAGCGTTCCGTCGATGTCGATACAGAGCATGGTACGACCAGGCCGCGTTCCCACCAGTGGATTGAGTTGCTGCACTTTCGGGTCACGCAAGTTAAGGTCACCCGAGAATGATCCAGCGGCATTAAGGCGCTGTCCAAATGTCACGTTCTGCATTGGCAACTCGGTGATTAGATCAAGCGTCACCAAGTCATAGAAAAAGTACGTGATCCGACCAACCGGAGCCGGGTTGTGTATCGGGTAGATCAGAGCGAAACTTGCAACGGTGCTGGGCGCCGTAAGCGTGACCGAACCGGATGGCGACGAACGCGGTCCATTGATTCCAGTCCCGGTAAGGACAATAGAACCAGTAGCGGTAGCGTGCGGTGCATCAGTGGCAGATGCGCCAAGCGTGATACTCCCTGTTCCGGTCAGATCGACCGCAACGGCAGAGAGTGTGATTGACGCTGCCGCTGTAAGCGGAACAGAATCCGTTACGGATGCAGTAAGAGTTAGGGACCCGCTCGCAAGAGTAGGACCTTCCTCATACTCGTATAGTCTCCGCCTACGCGGAAACGGAAATACACGACCAAATCTGGCCACGAACCTACCTCAGTGCGAGACGGGGAAGAACAAGACCCTCCCGGGGAGTAAGCAGACCGTTAGCGCGTCGCATGAAGTTCGCTCCTCGATTGACTGCTTGTGAGTAGATGCTGCGGCCCAGGGGCGCATATGGCGGCGTTCCGGGAGTCAGCACAAGACCACAGACAGCTGTGTTGCTGTTAGCTGACGCGATCCATGACGCAGTTTCGCTGATGCCACCCGCTATCTGCTCTGTCGCCTGCTCACACAGGTTTGCATTTATGAGTTGATATTGAGTAGAGTTTACCCACGGAGACAGCGGAACAGTTGTAAATGTTCCAGGAGCGGGACGCGCGACTGCTAAAGCGAGTACAGCATCACCGATTGCGCACGCTATTGTGAGACTGGGCGACGTGGTAACACCCGTAAAGTTTCCACCACTACTCGCAGTCGGACCGAAGCCGCCAGAGTACTCATACCCATACGCTATGTACAGTGATCCGCCGCCGTCGTTGAACGTCACGGTGTCTCCTGCCGTGACGCTGAGGCACACCCACCAAGAAAGTGGAAATCCCGACAGTTGCTCTACGGCGTTCACTCTTGTGAAAGTTCCCATTGAACTGGTGAGAGTCATGCCAGCTGAGATACTTCCACTGTTGTCAACCACAGCGACACACACAGCGTTGCCAGCAGTGGCATTTACGGGAAGAACTTGTGAAGCCGAACCTAGACCGATCGCTACGTTCCCCGAGTCTCCTTGCTGCACTAGTGCGAGCGCCACGCTTACTCAGCCCACTTGATCCAACACGTAGCGTTGACCGTTGACGGAAATGTCATCACAACACGCGCGAAGTTACCGGGTTCGACTTGTGGCTCACGACCCAGCGGAAGCTGAATCAGTGGTCCACCAATCGGCTCAAGCAGTTGAGGAGGTGCAAGGAAACGGTTGACGAGTACGCCACCAAGGTCGGTGCTGGCGGCACCTCCACCATTGTTCCATCCACAGTTCTGCCAGATGACGGACGAGGGCGGATACATCTGTCCGCTGTTGTCACCCACAATGTCCTGCTGCAACTGACCGTCCAACGCAAGCAACGGAGAGCCAACCGGAATCGAGGCGAGAGCGCCACGGCCGTCAATGTTGCGTGTCACAGTCAGTGAGTCGGTGGCACGGGCGGTGATAAGCACCATCTCCGACGCACCGGACAGCACACCCGAAACTCCACCAGCGGTGGCAATCGGAGCAACAATAGCTGGCGCATTGAGCATGGTTTGCGAAGTTCCACCGTACTGCGGAACGAAAAGGACGCCACCGCCAGAGGCGAGCGCAAACGTGGTGGTAGCGCCGGACGAAATGGCGGTGCCCAGTGTGGAGTACGGCATCTTTGCGCCAACCCAGTTCGTACCACTTGCGCCAACGTTGCCAGTCTCAACCAGTTCAATCAGACCGGGAGCGACCAGTGAGGACGAGTCGAAGCCGACTCCCCACTCAATGATCCGAACCGGAGGCCCGAGAGGGCTTGCCTGAATCTGCAACATCGTGCGGCGGGTAGCACCGGTGGCAACCTTCGCTGGCGCAGTTGTGGAGTTGTATCCATACTGCGGCGCATTGAAGATTGAAAATGTACGCTCGGCCATTACGCTGCCCCTGTCTCAATGGTGAAGTTTGATTCGTCGCCAACCACCATCACAGGTGGACCGGCGTACAAGTTGCCGTGGACAAGTTGCCCAAGACGGCCGCTGGATTCGTGCATCTTGGCAATGTGAAACGCAATGGCGTTGCCGTGCCCAGGCGCGTGCTCGATGAACTCGTCCGTCACGTTGTAAACCGTGCCGTCCGCAAGCGTTACTGTCCCGGATACCGGGCCAGTTTTGATAACGCCGCCACCCTCAGGCCCGCTGTACTCATAATGCCATTTTGCGGTTCCATCTTCGTTGTTGCCGATGCGTGTTTTAACAAGTGCCATGATGTTCTCCTCAGGAAGCGGTGAGCGTGAGGCCGCCGACTGCAACAGTCAACGTGCCGGCTGTGACGAATGTGATTGTGGCGCTGAGTGCCCCGCCAATCTGGTAAACACCAGACGACACTAGACTCCAAGTGGAAAAGAAACTGACCGTGGTTGAAGCGGGAACGTTGTTGGTCAATGCGGACGTGATGTTCGCAATCGACCCGGCCGACGCCGTGCCCCATGAGATCGCCACGCGCGCGTACGATCCGCCACTGACTTCACTCGCACCAGTCGTGCCTGGGTCTGCGGTATTGAGGCCGAAAAAACTAGCAGCGGTGACAGCGCCGGTAAGCGCGTTGTCCTCGCAGGTGGCTGATGCTCGGGCCATGATTCTCCTTAGATGAGGTAGGCGCTTGCCCACGTAACGGTGAGAGTGCCGGTGTCGCTTCCACTTGTACTGTTAAACGTGAAGACATTGTTACCCGGAATCAGTCCGGGTGTTCCGATGGCCGTATTGGGCCAAAGGTTTCCTGGCTGCACCCAGTTTTTAATCGGTGTTCCGTTTCCGGTTCCACCAACGTAATAGGTCACAGCGTGCGTGTCCGTGTCAATGACCACAGTGTCACCCGACGCTATGTCTATTCCACCGGCAGGATTGATCAGTTGAATGAACCAGAAACCCGGACCAGCCGACGACTGAAACACCGTTGGTCCGTGAAGCGGGCCGGCAAGTGTAAGCAGCGGTCGAGTTTCGTAGTTACCGGCATTGTTGACGGTAAGGTCGGTAGTAGCCGGACTCAACGCTGTGACGCAGGAGGAGGACTGCGCCGCAGCGTAGAGTCGCGGATCGGTGGCATGAAGTTGAATGGTCATCTGTGCCAGTGCTGACACGGAATATCCAAGGTCAACCGGGACGTTACGCTTGCGCGTTCGTACCATCATGCCAAGAATGGGAAGGTTTGGCATCTGAATCCAGAACGGAAGTTCTGTCAATGCGCCGGGCGCAAACGCCGTACCGAGGGCTTCGGCGGCGTGCTGCAAACTTGTGCCGTCAGACACGAAGTCACCGACAATGGTTATCTCTCGGCCAGCCAGTAAGTCAAGGCCCATCCACTCGCCGTGACTGCGCGGACGGGACGTGTCACCAGATCGAATAGCTGGAAGGTCCAGACCTTCAATACCGTTGAGGTCGTATGGCGTTCCCGCACCGATGGTCAAGCCGTTAAACTGCGCCTGCCAGTTGTTTAGTGTCGGCGCTGTAGTCTGCGGAAACGCCATTACGATACCCTCAACTTCCAACCAATCTCACTAGCAATGTCATGCGGACTTGCGTTGGAGTTAGCAATCACGGTGATCTGATGACCGCTACTTCCGCCGGGCGCTGCAACCGGCGAACTGCCTGTTCCGAGATGTTCACCCAACTGGTTATTGGGAACGACTTGCGAGTGACCGGGAAGGTACACCAACTCCGGTCCCCGCTCACCAACCATTGCCAGTCCACCCTTGAAGTCCTTAGTACCAACCGCAAGGTGTGGCAGGTCCGGAACATTCGGAAGGAACGGGATATTGTTGTAGCCATTGATCAATGAGTTGATGCCGTTAATGATGTCATTCAGAATCCCCTTCAAGGTTTGCCATCCCGCCTTGAACGGCGCAGAGATGACCTCGCCAAGACCGGAGAAAACCTTACCGATTGCACCGGGAATCGCAGAGAAAAATGAGGTGATGTCTCCACCAAACTTTTGCCATCCAGCCCATGCCGCACCGATTGGTCCGAGCAAGATTTGCAGGATGGTCTGCCAGTGCGAAGTAATGAAACCGACTGCCGAATCAACCAGACCGGTGATGTCACTCCACAAGGTGTTCCACATTCCGGTGATTGCCGAAACGACAACCTGCACGGCGTTCTGGATTGCGCCCCACACTGTTGACCAGTGCGTGACCAGCAAGTCAATGCCAACACCAACCGCAACCAGTGCGGCCACGATAGCGGCAATCGGCAAGAGAATCGGAGCGGCGGCAACAACCATGCTGCCGAAGGCAATCACAGCGGTGGCGGCGGTGGCGGCGGACGCTGCGGCTGCCGTTACCATACCGGCAACAAACGCACCAATCGCCACAACTAATACCGTTCCGATCACGGCCGCAAGCGCCAGAAAAACGGTCTGGTGATTAGTCAACCACGTAACGAAGTCAGCAAGTATTCCGGACATACGCGTCACAATCGGGATCAGCTTTTCGCCAAGCTCGGTAAAGATGTTGTGAAACGACGCCTTCGCCTTGTCAACTTGACCAGACAGCGTGTTACCAAATGCGCCGGCAGCGCCCTGTGTTTTCTTGGTGACTGCGGTAAGGATGTCGCCAACGGCAGACTGATCCTGGTGCAACTTCTGAGAGTCGAGAGATACCGTGCGCTGTGCGCCGGCGAGCGCCTGATTGGCAGCAACCCCTTTGAGAGTTCCGTCTGCGATTTTTTCCTGTGTGTTTTTCAGGGTGATATTCGCACCGGCAAGGCTCTGTGTTGCCGACTGGATCGTCTTCAACTTTCCGGTTCCGACATCAAGGTTCAGACCCAATGAGGTAAGCACTCGGCTTGAACCGGCGTACACCTTCTGCAAGTCGGCCGATGCTGTGGTGAGACTGATGTTTTTCGCACGCGCAAGGTCGGCAGCGACGGACAAATCCTTGGTCGCCGTGCTCACCTTGCCCGTGGACATAATCAATCCAGGCAATACCTGTGCGACCTGCGTGGAGTTGAATCCGTATTTGGCGAGGGAGTTCTCCGCATTGTCAATCGCCGTTTTGTTTTTGCCCCACGATGCGCCAGCGTTGTCAACGGCAACCTTTACTTGCGCCTGTGCGTCATCAAACTGAGAGGCCATTTTAACAGCGGCGACACCAACTCCGACAACAGCCACACCGAGTCCGACCGTTGCAATCGCACCGACTCCCTGCAACTTGGAGCCAAACGTGGTGGCTGCGCCGTCTGCGCCCTTGAACTTGGACGAGATGGCGTCGAGTCCCTTGGAGATTGGGTTGCCTGCACCGAACAGACCGGCGAATATGCCCGACAACTTGCCAGACGATGCCGCCATCTTGTCATTGGCAACGGAGAACGAAGTGGACATATCCTCCGCAGTGGTGTCGGCTGTGAGGCCGGCGTCACGGAGTGCAGCTTGCAACTGCGCCGATGAACCGGTCAGCGCAATGGTAACTGTGCGAACGGCCATCAGAGTACGTCCAATCCCAAGGCGGTGAATCCGGTCTGTATGGCGTCAAGCACCATGTCTTCCACTGTGGCCGACTTGTCATCGGCAGCAGGCGCAAGGAATGGACGCGCTGGCTGATCCACCCAGTTTGACTTGTTGCCAAACACCGGGTGTCGAAATGTTCCCGGCTGGCCGTGGTTCTCAAATGGAGCACCGGACGGTGCCTTCGCACCACCTGCTTTCACCTTTGCCGACAGTGCGCCGGCTGCGGATGTTTTGATCGAGTCCGGAATGGTGCTCGACCAACTGGCCTCAATCTTCGCCGCCGCTGCAACTACATCGGCAGCGGCACGAAGACCAAGACGCAACTGCTTCGCTGCCTCAGGGTCGGCAGCCTTCAAGTCAACGGCAAGTTTTTTCAAGTCCGTAACGTCGATGAAAGCCGACACACTGGCTTGAGTTTTTGCCATTACTCATCCTTTGACTTCATTGACTGGATGCGTTTGTTGACGTACTGTTCCAGCAACCGTGTTTCTATTACCGTAAGCCGGTCATACTCCCACGGTCGGATACCGAACAGTTCGGCAAACACTCCGATGTAACGCAAACGCCGGTCTGTAACCAGTTCGGGTGGTTTCAGACCGGCGCGCTGGGGACCGCAGGCGCGTCGGCCTCCGGTTCATCACTCACAACTTCCAACTCACCGAACGTGAACTCCACATCGCCAAACCGCAGACTTGGATTGTCGCGCTTCTGCACGGTCCACACCATCGCCGTAAGGGCGAGAGTTGAGCCATCCTTCAACGCCTCGGTGAACTGACCAAATGATCCGCCAGTCACCTTTTCAATGTCCATTGCCTCACGGTTGGTCAGCGAATCCTCGCTGAACTCGTACTCGATTCCTTTAACAGTCAGTTTCACATTTCCTCCTCAGGGATATTCGGTTGTTGGTGTATCCGGACGGCGCTGGCCGTCTTCGATCACGGAGCGGTGTCCGTTGTGATGTACTGAATCTGCATCGTGTTTCCGTTTCCGTCATCGTAGGCGGTGAAAGGAACCTTGGCAACAATGACATCCGGACCGGATTCAGATACGTCCGCCTCGTCAAACTTAGCCGCCGAAACCGCAACCTGAACCAGCGGGTAAACGGCACTGACGATGGGAGTCAGGCCGGTCACCGTGAACAGCAACGGCTCGGTGGTGTCAGCCACGAATGGTGTGTAGTAGTCGGTCAGGTTGGCAAACTCAATGTCAATCTCACCAGTGATTTCCGTAAAGGCGTTGGAAATCTGCTCCACCTTGGTCTGCGATCCAAGCGGGTAACGGTCCGTCTTGAACTTGTTGGACCCCTTGATGGAAAACCCGGACACGACCGCAGTAGGTGCAGAACCCGTTGAGGTCGAGAGCGTGGTGGGGTTGAGCGTAAGCGACCCACCGGTCTTCAATGCACCCATGTTGAAGGAGAAGATACCGGGCGCTGAGGCACCAGTGAGGTACGTGGCAGCGGTGTATGAGGTCGAGGTGTTGGCGGACCAACCGTCGAGCGTCAAGTCCAGAGTAAGCAGACCACCGCGTTGCAGTGAGAGTGTCCACTCCGTAATCTTGCAGCCGGCGTAACTGAACGCCTGAATCGTCCCGCTCGGAAGTTCCGGAATACCCTTCTGCACGGACAGCGCCACGCCTTCAAGGATACCGGGTGTCCATGTGCCGAGAAATGCTGGTGAGGCCAGCGCGGTGTATGTGGGGCTAGTTCCACCCATACAAGCGGTGAACAGTTTTCCAAACTGATTCATGGCAACGTCAAACGCCAGTGAACCATCCACGCCGTACTCAACCACGTTACGCCGCGTCACCTCAAGGAAGCGCGAACCGCGCAACGCCTGCGAAACCACTGGCGTCTTTTTCAACTGGAAATCAGCCTTGTTGAAAGGTATCCAGGTGGTCGGCGTGATGAACGTTCCGACCGTCGCCTCAAGCGCCAGTCCGGTTGTTGCACCAAGGCCCGAAGCTATGCCGGTCGTCATGCGTTATCTCCTGTGGGTGGCAGCGCGGGCAGTTCAGCCCACACCGGATGGTTTTCGTAGTTCTCGCGGAGGTCGTCGTCCACTTCAATCACGGCATCAGGCTCGGCCTGCTGCTGTGTGAGGTAGTCGGTAACGGTAAAACCGGAGGTGTTCTGCAAGCGCATTGAGTGCTCCTCAGTTGGCAATCTGTACGTTGAATACGGCGACGAGAAACGTGGCGAGTATGCCCCAGCCCTTGCCCTCAAACGGGCCAGTGGATGCAATCTCCCATGACCGAACTTCCCAAGTTCCGGATGGCGAGATTGAACCACTACCGTTCGGATCGTTCGCAAGTTCTCCCATCACACCATCAATCAATGCGGTGATTTCGGAGAGCCGAGTTGTCGGATTGGTGTCACCATTCCACACTCGCACGGTGCAAGGAATCTCGTAAGTCTCAAACTTGCGGTTCGCAATCGCTGGCAAACTGGCGAAGGTCTGCTGGTAGTTGGTGAACAGTTGTCCGGTCTGCCAGTCGCCAACCATCATGTAGTTGTTTGACGGCCGGCCAATCGGAGGACCAATACTGGTCATCACTTCGCCACCAGGAAACCCAGCGTTAGCAGTCGCAACCGCTTGCATGTAAGTGAACAGTTGAGCAATGGCCGGCGTGACCGTAGTGGAGAGTGTCAGCGGCATTAGCCCATCCCGATCTGATTGGCAGTGTTGAGCAGACTTGCGATCCGCAACGGCTCACCTTGCCACAGACCGTTTGCTACCACCTCAGGGTCGTACGAATCACCGGTGCCCGTGCTCCCAAGAGAGTTGGACGTTTGCTGGAACACATTGCGAAACCAGTGCGCTATAAACTCAAGCGTGGCGACTTTCCAATCCATTGGAATCGGATTCCAACCGGCTGTCCAGTCCACCTGAATGTTCAGTGAGCCGGGGAACCAGGGCTTCTGCACAAGCCCTGGAAACACCCGAGTGAGTAGACCAGTGTGGCGCGTTATCTGGAACCCGTCAACCTGATTGGTGAACGTTGACTCCTGCAAGTTGTGCGGACCAGAGATGCCCCACCACTCAACCACTTCGGTGATTTCCAGAACGGGGAAATACGGCAGCATGATGTACGCGCCGTTCCACCCTGTCCATCCGTTGAACTTACGGGAGAAGTGTGTTGGTCCAATCGGCTGTCCCAACTTCCTCTGTGCCCATTGGCACGCCATGCTGGTGAGGAGTTCCAGTTGAGTGTCCCACGTAGTTTCGGCAGTGGGAATCTGCATCCACGGTTTGACATCCAGTTGAACGTCCACGTAGTCCAGCCACACCATTGACTCGGAGTTTTGATTCCAAGTGCCGTACGTGTTCGACATTGGCGATCCTTACTGAGTCGAGGGAAGCAGGGTGTAAAGGTCGATTGATCCGCCGCCAGCCGGCACGACGATGAACTCCGTTGTCGGCTTCGCACCAAGGATGCGGAGGTCAACACGCCACTGTGTGCTGAGCGGAGCGCCTGGTGATGTGCCTGTGGCGACGTTCGCAACAGTGACACCGGGAGAGGTGCCCCCGGAGAACGACACTACGGCAACTGGCGTGGTTGCACCAGGGAAGTTAGAGATGGTGACGGCAGCCGGCAGAGGTCCACCAGAGCATGTCACATTCTGCAACTGCGGGATGGCGTTCAGCGCCGCTTGCACTTGCGCCGCCGTAGCGGTCGGGCCGAGTGGCGTGGTGTTCTGTCCGTTCCAGTTGAGGTAGAACGTGCCACCCGTAGGTGATCCGGTCACCGCAATGGTCCACGTCGCCGGGTCCACGTTGCTTGTGAGCGACTGTGACAGCACACCACCGGACAACGTTGCGGTGATTTCGGACGGCACTAGGGAGGTCGTCCCGTTGGTCATGGTGTCCGTGAGAGTGAACGTCACCGCACCAGATGCGGACGTGCCGTCCGCGTTCTGGAACGTATGTGTGATTGTCGCCGCGCTGAATGACACGGCTCAGACCAACGTGAGCGGGTACGATGCTCCACCGATGGTGGCAGTGGCCTTGGCGTAACGAGGCAGAACGGCAACGTACTTCCGCAGACCGACCACAACAGACAGGTGTTCCGCCTGTGTCTCCGGGTATGCGAACACGAATGGGTCAGACTCAAACGCCAGGATTTCCGAAGGTCGAACCACGATTAGCTGAGTGTTTGCGCCACTCGCCGGAATGTTGTCGTCGGCGTACCAGAGCAAACCACCCGGAAGTGCGAGGCCAAGGAATCCATCGTACTTCGGATTATCGTTCGCCGCCATCAGAGCATCAGCGTCGGGCAGGAAGATGGGCCGGTTCTGGTTGTCCACCTGCTTGGTGAAGTAGCCAGCAAGATCAGACGTGGTGAACAGGTGCGTACCAGCAAGACGAGTACCAGCGGTGTCTGTCAGCTTCTCCCGTGCCGCTGAGAGGTCAGCGAACCACAGCGGGATGGTGATGGCGGCGGCGTCTGTCACCGCCGAGCCAGCGGCGATTGCCGCGGTGATGGCATAGGCGTCAATGGCAGCGTTCAGTTGCGAGTTGATCTGCGCTTGGACGATGGCGTCAATGGTCGCCCCAGTGTCCCCACCTTGGTCAAACAACTGCTGCGATATGCTGACCTCACCGGCTTGATTGGTGAGCGTCACCGTAAGGTCAAGCCCGGTAGGGTCGGTGTCTGATACACCATCGTTGTCCGTCTGTGCGCCCGCTGCGGCCGTTGAAGCAAAGGACGGAATGTTGAACTGCATTCCAACCGCCGGAATCGGAAGCATTCGGCACTGGTTGATAAACGCCCGGTCCGCCGAACGGAATGGCGCATACAACTCCGTAAGCCACTGAGGCGTAACAAACGATCCGCCAGAGGTAGACACAATGCTGGACATTCCTGCACGGTTCTCGCCCATGCCCCGGCGGATTGACCGCTCGGCGCGCTGACCTTCCTTCGACCGAACGGCAATCTCCCACTCAAGTTCCTGAGAGTACCGGAACAGCCGCTCAACGGCGTCACGGTGACCCATCTGACCCGGCATCGCTGCGCGCGCCTGGTCAAGATAGAAAGAGTTTGGACTGTGCTCCTCGTAAACCCGAGGCTCGTTAGTCACCAGCACGTCAGTCATCCGCATCTCCGTTTCGGGTTTCTACTTCCGGCGCGGAAGTCGTTTCGGCAATCTTGCTGCCTCGCGGCGTGTACTTCCGCTTCGGCGGTTCATCGACATGGACGACCAGGATAGACGAATGCTCCAGCGCCAGCGCCTGCTCCCTGGTTACTTCAACCGTCTGCCCGGCCCACACCGTTCCGTTGAGAACGGGAATGTGAATGCCTCGGCGTGTTGGGTTGTGAATGGTGTTCATCTTGCTCCTCACCACAGATGATCCGGGATTGCTTCGTAGTCGTGGTGATGTCGTATCTCGGGCCAGTGAATGTGCCACTGCACCTCGGCGTACTTACCGACCACGCGGTTAACGCCGTGCTCAAGCCACTGCCAGAACAGTTTATCCAGTGGCTTCACGCGGACTTCCGCTGCAAGTTTGCAGAACCCGATGGACGACCAAACGGCCCATTCATCACCAGGGGAAATCCACACCGGGTCTGACGGCTTGCCGGTGAGAGAATCAATCGTCGGCTCTGTACGAGTGGCGCAGTAGATGTACCGGCCAAGCGCACCAGGGTAGACCTGATACGGATACGCGCACGCTGGGTGCGGACAGTCCGCCAGTTCAGCCACCAGTTCGTCGGAGAACTCCATGTCCTGCTCGACGTTGATCAGTGTTCGTTCGGAGTTCCACTGACTCGACAATCCAGCCCAATAGGAAAACTCCGCTTGACACTCCACTCCCATCACCGGGAACCGCTCACTTACCAGTGGCTTGTTTCCGGGAAGGAAGGATGAAACCACCAACACTTTCGTGTTGATGCTTTCGATTTCGTAATGCGGCCGTGGTGCTACCACCGGCGGCGTGCGAGGATCGCACACAGCCGGCGGCAGTATCACCGGATCAGGTGGTATGAGCAACTGATCTTCGTCGGCGTGGTGAATGAAACCCTCCTCGGTCCCATTCATCGGCTTACCAAGTGTCCGTGGTGTTGAAGGCGCGGCTGATGATCCACCACTGTGTGCCATCACTGGCAAGCAGAACCGAAGTCCCGGTGCCGGCGGCGGTCAGAGGCTGAATCAGTTTGATGGAACCGAATCCTTCGATCTTCGTCCCGGCCACCGTGTCGGCAACCTGCGGAATAATCACGACGGAGTTCGACACACAACCGAACTGACCGGATACCTTCACCAACACAGGCCCACCGAGCGCAGCCGGAGGCAGCGTCACGGTATAAGTGCTGGCATCACCAGCGGCAACCACGTTGTTGATGATGTCACCGGCGTTGGCCGCAACTGCGACAGCACCAGCGGCGACGTGCGTGCCCTGAGTAAGCTGGCGATAGTTCGCAGCCTCCACCAGGACAGCATTGGGGTACTGCGGAAAACTAGGCATTGCTGTTTCCTTTCAGAGAAGGCCCAGCCCGGTGTAGCTGATAGCCGGAGGCTATTGCCACACCGGACCAGATCAAGTGGATTACGACTGCAACCAGCTAGGCGTTGCGGGGTACCGAGCGCCCGTCACAGCCTGAACGGCCGAGGGGTAACGCACGATGACGGCGTTGTAGCTGTAAAGCTGCAACAGGACCGAGAGGTTCTGTGCGAAGGTCTGCGGGATGGTGCGAGGCACCAGCGGGCCTTCCCAAAACCAAACCTCTGCCATGTCCGCCACGATCACCTGAGTGTTCGCACCGGAAACGGGGATGTTGGCATCCTTGAACACCGGCAGCGAAAGCAACTGGAAGTTGGTGTCACCGGAAGTGGCGACGTTCTCCTTGCCAGATGCCGCAGCCGCGGCGTTGTAAAGACCCTGGTAACCCGCGGCCACGATTGGGCGACCGGTCGAGTCAAGCTGAGTCTCAAGGAAAGCCCACTCGGTCGGCGTGGTGAAAACGTGAGTGGGTGCAAGCACCGTACCCTGCGTTGTCTCTATCGCCTGAATGGCCTTGCCAACGTCCGACATGAGAGACTGGACCACGTTGGTTCCAGAGGCTCCCGTGTTGGAGTTGGTCACAGCACCGGCCGAAGCCAGAGCGGCAACCAGGACAGCCGCGTCGATCTGCTGCGCGTAGTTCCGCTGCAACTGGTCAAACACAATCTTGTCAAACTGGATGCCAGGACCGGCGCGGTCCAGAAGCTGCTGCGAGATGGTGACCTGGCCGGCCTCGGTGACGAGGCTTGCCGACAAGTAGCCGGCGGTCGGGTCAGTCTCGGAGACACCCTGGTTCTGCGTGGCCTGAGTGGCGACAGCGGCGGGACCGGTGACGTGAGGCAGGAAGATCGTCATGCCGTAGTCCGGCAAATCCTGCTTGTTGGTCAGGTCGGCAAACACCCGCTCGTACTGGCGGTAAGGCGCGTAGTCCGAAACGAAATACTGCGGCGTCACGAACGACCCACCGGAACCGGCAGTCGTGTCCATGCCAGCGCGGAGTTCCATCGAACGGGACTCCAAGTCGGATGCCGCCATGCGAGCGCGAGACTCGTCCTTACGGTAACCTTCCTTGAGCGAACGAGCCACGCGGGCGCGCTCCTCAGAGTCGTGGATGGAGTCGCGGACTACCTCTTTGCCGTGCTGCTCAAGGCGAGCCAGAGCGTCACGGTAGTGAGGGTCGGAAGGCAGAGCCTCCCAGCACTTGTCAGCGAAAAACGAGTTCTGCGGATTGACGGGACTGTACGTCCGGGCCTCACTGCGAACCACGCCGTCACCAACAGGGACAAGCAGACGAGTGCGAGCCTCGTCCACAGCGGCACGCCGGCGCATGTCGGCGTCAACACGAAGGATGGCCTCGTCTGACTCGGTGATGCGTCCACGCAACTCCTCGGCCTTGGTGACATCTTCGTCACTAGGCACGGAGCGGGCTTCGACATCCTCGACCAGCCAAGGGGCTTCCAGCGCGTCAAGTTCAGCGACGAGAGCGTCGCGCGCCTCGATCATTTCCTTGATGTCCATTGGACTTCCTTTTGGTTTAGTAGGGACTGGTACTGCTACTTCCCACTCCGTCTGTTGCCGTTCCCACTCTGCTCACCCCAATATGGTTCGCAGTGCTACTTAGCTCAAGCCGGTGGTACTGGTTTACTTCCGAAGACGGGCGGCACGCTGGGCTTGCCATGCACGCCGTTCCGCCATGTAGACCGCATGACGTTGTGTGTCATCCGATCCATCCACCGCCTGCGCGGTGAGTGCTGCTTTCAAGTCGGCTTGCGCCGCCTTGAGACTTGTCAAGACCTTTGCGTCATCCGGATCGGTGTCGTTGTCGGGGTCTTGCGTCTGTGCCGCCACGGCCGTATTCACGGCGGTGGTTGCGGTCATAATCGCGGCCATGATTGCGGGGTCCGCAGCCGTTGGCTGTGAACGGGCCTCGTCAACCTCAACATCAAACCACTCAATGAACACCCGCAGTTCCTCAATGGATTCCGCAGTGCGAGTTCCAGTGCCGTCCTGCACGAACACAGAGGCGTCACTTGCGCCGCCGCCGGACGAACCATCCGGATCGGAGTCGGCGTCCGGAGTGTCAGTCTCGTCAGACACAGTGTCGTCATCCTGTCCAGGTAGATCGGCGGGGTCCGCCTGCGCCAACACGGTGTTGAGCGCCTGTAGAGCCTGTGTTACGTGAGCCGCGCCGGCCGCGAGTTGCTGAGCGTTCGGTCCGGAGAGTGACTTACCAGCCCGGAGGTCAACGGCGAAACTCTCCATTTGACCGATTGACTTCACCAGTCGGGCACGAGACTCGACCGGCATCTCCATCATCATCCGCTGGGCCACGGCGATGTCCGTGGTGAGTGAAGCCGGATAGGTGACGGCTGAAACATCCAGCAAATCTTGGAACAGTTCAATGGATCGCTGTGTCTCGTCAGCGTTCCAGGTGTCACGCGCAACGATGAATCCACACGACATCTGGTTGACATCCCCGCGCTCGATGGCGACGGCGAGGTCGGTAGCAATCGACTGACGGGCATCCAGGTCGGCTTCAATCTGCAAGCCACTCGCCGTGTCAATGAATCGGAGAGTTCCGGAAGTGGATCGAGCCAGAGGGAGTCCACCGTGGTTGAAAAGGAATCGCGTGTCGGCAGACTCAAGCAGTGAGGTAGCCACACCGGGCTGCATGGTTTCCTGAAACTCACCGAAGATGTCGCGCACCGAGTACGGGACACCGTAGACAATGGGCGTACCACGAAGGGTGATGGTGTTGCCATCAGACGAAACGTCGGCGCGGAGTTCGGTCATGTTGTGCCGCACTTCAATGCCGAGACTGCGCGAGCGATGCCGAGGCTTCTTGCGGACCTTCGTGGTGGGAGAGTGATGCTGAGCGCGAGCACCGCGCACCTCAGTGTCCGGCTCCTGATCACGGGCAGCCTTCGCCACATCAGTCGTCGGATCAATGGCTACACCGTGCTTGTCAGCAGCGGCCAGAATCTTTTTCGCCGCAGCCGCCTTGGCATCGGGAGACTCAAAGTCGGTCTGACCAAACCGGGCTGACGCCGCTTGCACATGCGCTGCATCGTGAACCGGCAAGTGCTTCTCACCCTTGCTGTCGATGTACGCGAATGCCGAGTTCGGCAGCGCCGCTTTCGCAGCGGCATCGAGGACGGCCCTCTGCTCGTCAGTTAGCATTTGTGTCTCCTGTCGTGGCCGTTGGCGGCGCTGGGCCGACTGCGGGCGGCGGTGTCGGTGCAGGACCGGTATCGATCGCAGCACCGGCGTTCTCCGCTTGTGCTATTGGCGTGGTTGCACCCGGTGCGGTATTGCTCGCAAGCGGAGCGGAGATGTCGTCGCCACCTTCAATCGGAGGCAGCTTCAACTCCTCGACCCGAATGTCATTGATCGTGGACACCGTGGCAGTACGAAGTGCGAGAATCCGTTGCGCCTGCACCAGACCGTCCGAGCGAACGATGGACGACTCGTCCAACTTTGCGCGCACGCCCTTTGGCAGCAACGAGGAAAATGCCTCCTCGATTCGCACGATGTAACCGGACAGGGTGAAATCAACCAGTTGGATGCCCTGCTCCATTACAGTTTTGCCCCACACACCGCCCTTGTCATCCGTGCCGCCAACGAGGTGAGCCGGAAGGCCGAACCACGCCGCGATACATGATCGGGCATACTCCAATGTGTTGAGGTACTGAGCCTCATCGGGTGTGGAGGACATCTTTTGCACTTGCAGTCCGGAGTCAACAACCAATGGCAAATGTGCCGACTGCAAACCGCTGTGCTCGACTAAAAACTTTTGAGCGATGCGCTCGACTTCCTCACGGCCAAGTTTCTGGTCTGTCGAAAGCAGGAACGATGGCGAGGCTCCCTGTGAGAACCAACGCTGTCCGTATTCCATAGCGGCGAGTGCAAGAGCATAAGCCACACCGGCATACTCCAACGAGTTCAGTCCGCGCATTGCACCAGGCATGGACAGGAACGGAATGTGTGTCACGTTTTCAAGCGCGAGCATTTTCCGATTGATGCCATTGCCGTACCAGTACATTGGTGATCCGAGTGGAACACCGTACTGCTGCACCTCTTGCGGGCCGGCGACTTCAATCTTAATGAACGCCGGATGCAGGACTTCCAACGCCGAGGCATACCCGGAGTTATCGCGCATCAGTGTGTACCAGAACGCTTCACCGAACAGACCCATGCTAACGACCGTGCGGGCCATCCCGTCGAACTGGAACATATTTCCGAAGGTGTCATCCAGTAGTGGTGCGTTGGGGTATTCCCATTTGCGATAGTGACGGTTCGCATCATCCACACCAACGGTGTAAGCGCGCGGACTGCCCATCTTTATCACCATGTTTGACAGCACTCGGAGTGCGGTGTAAACGGTGTCGATCTGCAATGAAGTGTGAGCAGTAACCGGCACGCCGGCTCGCTGCATGTTGTAAAGACCTGGCGGCGGAATCGCCGCTGGGTCATTCCAACCCCACCCGTTCGGGAACGAGGCCATCATTGAGCCACGCGTTTCTGCGCCGCCCTCCCTCATCCTCCGAATGGTCATGTCAGCCGCTCACCCTTCCTCTTGCAAACTTCCTTGCGGCGAAATCGGCGGACACTCGTTCGGCATCTGCGACTCTAACGACTCTCGGCAAGTCATACTCATCCATGACCGTTGTGTACTGACCCGATTCCAGTTTCTCCTGGTCAGTCATTTCCGGTGTCGGACGGAACCCCACATTGGCGAGACACTGACCCTCATACACCAGGAAGACCGCCGCTACTGCGAGCGCCAAAGCCCAGCCGGCGTAGATGAATGAGGCGACCGTTGCGGCAATACCTCCGAACCATTCCAACATTTCACCGACTGTCAAGCGTCCTCCTCAGAACACTGGCTCGGGATCGTGGGATCGAACCACGAACCTCGCGGTCCAGAACCGCGCGCTCTGCCAGTTGAGCTAATCCCGATTTAGTACCGTGTCACTGCGCGGCGTGGGTCTTGCGGCGGACGGATGATGGAGTTACCGTCAACCACCTCAGCTTCGGTCGGACCGGATGCCTGTTCGGCTGCCCGCTTTTGCAGGTCAGCCATCACATCATTCAAGTCCCACACCTGCGGAGCACCGAAGTTTGCGAGTGTCATCGCAACATCCACGGCCATGACCATCGCCACTGCAAGGTCGATTTTTCGTGGTGACCCACGCGAATCCTTGTAGAGATGACCACCGCCGGCACCTGAGTTATTGGTGCGTTTCAACACCGCATGGCGGATGTGTCGTGCAAGGCGCGGGTCGCCATCATGTGTGATGTCACCCTCGGTGATCATCTCGTATGTCCGCTGTGTCGCGGGAGCCATACGTCCGGACGATTGCGGAAAAACCACAACCGGAATCCGCTCGCCTTCCAACTCCTGCATCTCCGTACGCCAGAGCGCCGGGTCAACGGCTATCTCCGCAACATCCCAACGGAGGCACGCTTCGCGTAGCGTCCACATTACATCGTCACGCGGAACCTGCCAGTCTTGCGGTGCATCCGCGGGACGTTCCCACGCTGCGATCACGAAGACATGCGGCTTAGGCTCAATCGTGCAGCCGACAATCGCCGTGGCATCTCGACTCAATGAACCGTCAAACCCGATTACGATACGCGTATCCTTAGCGACAACATGACCGCTGATTGCTCGGGTGTCCCACAGACCGGCCGGCAACCATGCCGATGCCGACGACACCCACTGGTTGAGCCGCTTGGTGCGGAACTCATTTTCCTGTGTGCGCCGCACTGCGGACTCAAAGTCTTCCGGGTCAATCAGATCGCCATATCCAGGATTCGCCTGCGCCCATACTTCCGGGTCAGTGTGGTCAGCACCATCCGGCGCTCCCCACCAGCAAAAGAAAAAAGACGGATCATCCACAACGCCGCCAGCAACATCCACGCCGTGCTTGTAGAGGCTGTAACAGATTGAGTCATTGCCGCTACTATCCGACATCACGCCGGCCGTGGTGATCGCAAGGACGAGTGGGTCAATGCGGGCGGCGCTGGCGAGTGTCAACACGTTCCACAGTTCCGGATTCGGATGAGCGTGCAACTCGTCAACGAGTGCGCGAGTAATGTTCAGACCTTCGGAGGTGTAAGCATCCGATGCTAGAACTCGGTACAGACTTCCGGTGTCCGGCGCTTCAATGATGTACCGCATGGGCTTGAGAACATCGGTGAGTTCCGACTTGGCGAGCACCATCTTTTTGGTTTCGTCAAACACGATGCGCGCTTGGTCTTTGGATGCGGCGGCGCTGTAGACCTCGGCACCCATCCCGCCAAATAGCAAACCTTCAAGCGCCAATCCGGAACCAACGGCGGACTTGCCGTTCTTCCGTGGCATACCGATCAACCCGACGCGGTAACGGCGGCGACCATCCGCACGTCGGGCGAACAGACGAAGGAGCATTTGCTTTTGCCATTCGCGCAAGGTAAGCGGTGTGCCGGCGGGACCGGCAAACGAATCCTTGCTGATGGTGCAGAGTGCTTCCAACCGTTCGATTACTTGCGGCCCGTCACCGCGCCGTATCTCATGCTCCGGTGGCGTGGTGATGTAAAGCGGAGGCCAACCGGAAACAGTCATGTGCAGTCCGGACATGGCATGGTGCAAAACTCTGCCAACTCTTGCGGCGTCGGCGGCTCACCGGTTCGCGGCACGATGCGCCGCACTCCGTGGCAGGTTTTGCACTCAGTCTTCGGCAATGAAAACCTCGGCGTCAATGACATTGCCCTCCTCAGGACCGTACGCATCACGGCGCGCCAACCGTTCAAGGATGGATTCCGTTTGTACTTCCTTGTTCACCGCATCCGCCACGATCCAGCCGAGCCGTGCGCGGGACTGCGGAGACAAACCAAGTTGTGCCGACAGTGAGTCGAGCGCACGATCCAGTTTCCGCATTTCCGAAATCAACGGGTTGGCGTACACCTCGGTGCCGAGGTTATCGCCGCGGGCATTCTGGATTGGCTTGCTAAGCAATGGCGCATCCGCTGCAATGCGGCTGTACCGCTCACGTTCCACAGTCATATCGATAAACCGAACAACGTTGGTCACGTCGAGAGGAGTCAGCACTCCCTCAGGCATGGCGTGCCACAGTGTGTTCCACAACTCAACGTCGAGCACAGACTCCGGTGGTGTCGGTGGCACGGATTGAAGTGTGACAACAGGAGCGTTTCGTACAAGAGCCGTGCTTGTGGCGCGCGCCGTGCCGTTACGAACTTGGCGTGCCGGATCGCCCGGACGCCCTGCGCCATTGGCACCGGAAATCGGTCCTCGTTTTCCGGTCATGTCGTCACCTGGGCTGATACACTCTGCACATGAAAACCGTGACTGTTCGCAGCCCGTGGGCTGGGCATATCCTGCTCGGCGGCAAAGACGTTGAGAATCGCACTTGGCAAACGCATCACCGCGGGCCGCTTCTCATTCACTGTGCTTCGGCGCGTGTAGATCACGACGCCCCGCTTGGACCAACAACTGTACGGGGTGCCATTGTCGGAGTAGTGAACGTGGTGGATTGCGTACGAGGGTACGAATCGGACTGGGCGCTCAACGGATTCTGGCACTGGGTGCTCCGGGAACCCGAAATGTTTGCCCGGCCCGTCGAGTGTTCCGGACAACTGATGCTGTGGGAGCCGCCGCAAGCAGCATGGCGGCTGATTGCTCCGCAGTTGAGTTAGGACCGACGTACTCAAACGAGGCTGTGTAGCGGTCATCCGCTGTACTCACGCCAATGGATGACGTGCGGCCAATAGTCGGTGCCCGACCGGGCTTGCGGTCCATGCGCCACTTCGGGCTCCGTGCGCGATGCCGAATCATCGCCGGACTTCCGGTGACTGATCGGTAGCGCCGGCCCTCGGCGGTGTAACAGGACGCAATGAACTCCGACAGTGCGTTACCGATGCCAACGCCTTGGAAATCCGGCAGGCATACAGTGCGGTGTTCACGCCAAATATTGCGGACCTTTGGATGAGGGAAGTGGATGGCGCTGGCGAACGCCGCCGGCCTCCCATCAACCAACGCCACGAAGCAGGCAGCACTTCGGCTAAGTTCACCACTCAAATAGTGATGACGATGGAACGTGGGCCAAGTCGCTGGGGTTGTCCGATAGACCTCGACCTCGATTGAGGGTCGTTGAAGGCACTCCCATCGGAACGTTCCGGTCAGTGTGTCGAACACCCAATCCGGAGTGAGCCAGTCCACGATGTCGTAGTGACACGACGCCGCCACCAGTTGCTTCGCTCCGCGACGCACATGCTTGGCGACGGCGGCGCTAGCAATCTTGGCGACAGTGCGGTCAACGACCGAGGTGAACTCGTCCACGACGGCAATGCCGTCTGACTCTGCGGACTCTAAGAGAATGCGCGAAAGGTCTGCCCTGAACTGTTCACCGTTTGACAGCACCGCGTACGGTCGCAGCCAAGAAGGCGGGCTAGAGAAACCGACCGACGACAGTGCGCCGGTGATTTCCGTGATGGTGTACTGCGACTTGAAGCCGTCCAGTATCGCCTTGTCCTTCGGCCACCGTGGTGCTGCCGGCGAGCCGAACAACTCCCGAAGGATCGTTGACTTGCCGCTGCCACTCGGCCCAACGATCAATCCGATTTGCCACGGCCGTTCTCCAAGCGGCATATCGGCGCTGATAGTGAAGTCGGCTCGGTCGGCCACCGGGATGTCGAACATCCCCTCGACCTGCTGCACGCGCGGCGTGCGCTCAATCGTGGCGCTCCGGGTGATAGTCAACTGACTAGTGCTCGGACTTCCATGCCACGTTCGTTGAACTCTTGCAGGAGTTCCAACTGCTGCGCCTCGTCCCGACAGAGCACCACCACGGACCAGTTGGACCGCAGTTGGTTCGACTCGTCCTCGCCTGGTGCCTGTGTGCCGTTACTGCGGATCGCGGCGATGTCCGCTTCGGTGTACGAGGTGGCGGCGAGGT